GCTTTGATTTTCTACCTGATTTGTTTTCTTTTAGGTAATCAGCACTCCATTTGATTTCTACCGATACAGGTCCATTTTGGAATTTGTTGGTATCATACTTCCATACCATAGTACAATCCTCATCTTTATAAGTTCTTTCAAATTGAGTTGCATTTGGTACTTCTATTAGTTTTTTAGCCATAATACAAAGTTACGAAATTAATTTGATATTTCCAAATTTACAGGTTCCATTTTATGAATCTCATCAATGATATCTAACTCTACTTTTGGGTATGGGAATACCTCATGTTTAAGTGAGTTTACCAATGCTTTCTTTTCTTTCTTATCTTTGGTTAGAATATACACATATCGGTGTTTTCGAGGTTCTCTTTTAATCCAAAATGGAGATGTTACCATTGTCTGAATTATCTTCGGGTCATTTGTTCCGTATTTCACATAAGATGTTCTACTATGATGCCACTCATCTTCCTCACTCCACTTAAAACTCCAACTATCACTCCATCTGATTTTGTTACCCTGATATATCCAATTGGTAGCTTGATATACAGTTCCTAAATGTCCGGCGTTTGGGTCTGAATATGATATAAGTGCTTTGATACGAGGTACATTCTTTCTTAACCAATCAAAAGTTTGTCCAACGAACCAACTTTCAATGTTAGAACCATATCCATCAAATACAAACAATCGTGTCAATTCTAACACACCATCTCTTGGTAGTAATTCGGAAATAGATGCTCCGGCATTTCTACCAACCGGGTCACCATAACAGGCAACTCCAACAAGTTGTTCATTCACTCCACTAAAAAATGAATGCTCATCTTCGGAAATATAAAACAATCCCAAAGCATAGGATACCTTCGTCCATATCCCACTATAATGGTTATTGACAATGATATCCTTTGCTATGTTTTTGTTTATCTCTCTAATTGAAAATTTAGAGATATCGCAATATTGTTTACCTTCTACTTTCATAAACTACCAGACCAAAATTCGTTTAGATGAGTCCAAGTTTTACGTTGGATAATTTTTAACACATTTGATGGTGATACTTTATTGTTTCGGGCAATCACTTTAATATTTCTATGACCCATTTGCCATAGTCTTCTAATTTGTAACACCTGCTCATCCGTAAGTTTAGCAGATGGGTGCGTTTGACCCCTTAATATTCCCATGTAACAAATATAACACTTTTATTTGGATTTTCCTAATTTTTTATCCTAAATTTTCATTTATTGCGGTTTCATATACCGATTTAGAATTAGCTCCTACAATTCTTTTTACTTCTTTACCATCTTTAACTAATAATACAGTTGGTACTGAACGGATTCCGAATTGAGATGCTACATCTGAACTATCATCAATATCATATTCACTAAACAATACACCACTAAATGAGTTTTTTACCTCATTAAATGTTGGTGCTAATGTTTTGCACGGACCACACCAACTTGCTGAAAATTTCTTAACTTCTAACATAATTTTATTTGTTTAATTGTTTATCCTTCACAACTTACACAGTCTGGGTCAGTTGCTCTTGCTGCAATATCTCCTCTTAATACTGATTCGGTTCTCATATAATATAGAGTTTTTACTCCTTGCTTCCAAGCTTCCATAGTTACTTGGTTAATCCATTTAGGGTCAGCCGTTGATGGGAATGCTAAGTTTAGAGATACTGCCTGGTCAATGTATTGTTGTCTTACACCTGCCTGCTTTACCAAATCCAATTGGTTAATCTCTTTAAATGTACGGAATACATCTTTAACTGAATTACATCTATGTTGATGCTCCTCCGCAGTTACTTCGTTACATTGTACTAACTTACTATCTAAGAAACACCACTCATCTAAAAATGCCAAATCTTGTACCGAACCACCATCTTCTAATATTTTATCCCAAGTTTCTTTTGTATTCTTTCCAATTTTCTTTAGAACTTTTTCTAATTCAGGATTCTTACGGATAAATGTTCCCTTTGCAGTTTGTTCCGTAAATACGTTAGCTGCCCAAGGTTCAATACCACTACTAACATTACCACTCAATTTAGAGTTTGATACCGTAGGTGCTACTGCTCGTAAGTGAGTATTTCTGAAACCCGTATCTCTACACCACAATGGTTCTCCTAATTCAGCTGCCATATCTCTACTTGCTCTCTCCGATTCAATTTTAATTTGAGAGAATATCTTACGAGTTTCAAATTGTGCTTGCAAACCTTCAAACGGAATACCCTTTTGTTGTAGGTATGTATGCCATCCTAAAACTCCCAATCCTAATGCTCTTCCTTTTACCGCTGAACGAACGGAATTCTCAAATCCAACCAATCCCTTAGCTCTTTGGATAAACTCCTCTAAAACACCATCTAAAAACATCGTAGAAGTGTACACTAAATCAGTATCTTTCCACTCATCGTATTTAGCAAGATTAAGTGATGAAAGACAACATACAAATGAGTGAGATTCATCCGTATGTAGAACAATCTCCGAACAAATGTTAGTCATAAACACCTTTAATCCGTTCTTCTTATATGCTTCTGGATTTTGTTTGTTTACATTACCTTTGTACATAATGTATGGTTCACCAGTTGCTTTTCTCTTTTGTAATAATTTACCCCACTTTCTTCTTGCTTCAGGTTCTCCCTCTTGCAACTTTCTCATAAACTTATCACCTACTACCGCACATTGGTGCATGTTTAGTGATTGTCTATTAACATCTCCTTTTGGTTCTCTAATCTCCAACCAATCTTCAAAATCTTTGTGTTCGATGTTCATATTCACCGAAGCTGCGCCTCTACGAACTGAACCCTGATTTGTAGCTAGGATAGTTGAATCATAAATCTTACAAAATGGAACTACACCATCTGATGTTCCGTTACCAGTAATCTTTGAACCAGCGGGTCTAATCTGATTAATACCAATACCAACTCCACCTCCGTGCTTTGCTAATAACATCAACTCCAAATTCTTATATCCAATCTCATAGATACTATCACCCACATCAATACCAAAACAAGAGATTGGTAAACCTCTATCAGTACCAGTGTTTGAAAGCACCGGCGTTGCTAAACACAACCAACCTTTCCAAATATAATCAAAAAACTTTGTAGCAAGTTGTGGTTTACCCAATCTTTGTGCTACTTTTGTTGCAACTCTCCAATAAGCATCTTTTGGTTTTTCACCAGCTAATAGATAACCTTTTGAGATAGTTTTAACATATATCTCCGTATTTCCCCAAGAGGGATAATCAACATCGATTTCCCAACCGAATTCTTCTCCGTAATGCTTCATAAAATTTTTAATTAAAATATATCAGACCAATCTTCACCCTCATTTGCTTTACTGTAATCAGTAGGTCTCATAGCAAAGAAGTCGGTATGGGTTACTCCACCAGTTAAGTGGTAGAACCAATCTAATTGTGATGCGGATTCCGAATCATATTCAAAATAATCATCTCCACCTGCTATTGGATTATATCCCAATTCAGCAAGTTTCTCATTGGTACGTTTTGTAATAAAGTGTTTCAAATCATCTTTTTTAAGATTTTCCAAATCACCCATTTCAAACATTTTATCAATGAATTTGTGTTCTAATTCTTTTACCAAATTAGCTGCTTCATAGATATCCTTTTTAGCTTCCTCTAATAATTCAGGAAACTCCGTACACATATGTCTGAATAATTGACATCCCATCTTTGAATGTAGGGATTCATCTCTCACACTCCATTTCATTTGTTGTCCAATTCCTTTTAATAGGTTTCTCATTTGGAATGAATAAAGAACTGCAAATGATGAATAAAGTGCCACACCCTCTGCAAATGCCGAAAAGATAGCAAGTGAACGAGCAACCTCTTTTCTAGCAATTGGATTTGTATCCAAATCAGTTGGTGTCCAATCTGCGGTAGTTTGTGTTAATAATTCAAAACGCTCTTTTGTAGCAGGTTCGTGTAAAAATGCTTCAAAATCTTCTAAACCCAAAGTTTCGTTTAAGTATGAATAAGCAGTAGCATGAATTGTTTCTTGTGAACCAAATGCCATTGCCATTTGTTTGATTTCGTGTTTTGGAAACCATTTAGTTACCATTCCAGTCCAATAATCGGAAACTGCACATTCAGTTTGAGCAAAACCCAAAAGAATGTTTCCTACTAAATGTTTTTCTGATGGTGATAATTTTTCGTTCCAGTCCTTAACATCACCCTGCATTGGGATTTCGGTATGTAACCAAAATGCCTGCATTTGTTTCAACCACCCTTCGGTGTAATAATCTGGATATTCAAATGGTTTGTACGCTATTCTTTCTGTAAATAAATTGCTCATATGTAATCTTCTTTTTGTATGCTTTAGGTTTTAATAAATACAACCAAACTTAACTTCTCATACAAAAAATTGCATGTTTTTTTAACTTTTTATTTTTATATTTTTATATATCTTATCCTAGTCCAGATACCGGCTTTACTGCCCCACCTAACGGCATAGTATCCATATATTTTTTGTGTAATAATTGTCTTTCTTCTTCAGCTCCACTATTACTTTCTTTCCGTGCAATGATACCATCTGCTGAATTTGCATCATACACTTCGATGATTCCTTTGTTAGTATCCATTTTAGTTGGGAATGTGATACCATCCATACCAAAACGATTTTTCATAACGTGAACCCTAGCAGTATTGTTTAGTTTATCCTTTGATTTTCTACTAACACTCATAATAAAATCAGCATTCATTACTTTAGCGTAACTATCTGCAATCTTATCAGCTTCAATAACCTCTGAATCAATACCACTTCTATTTGTTTGTGATGCAGTCCAAATTGGAATGCCCAATTCACCACCCATTCCTCTCAATTCAATATACACACCACCTTGCTCTCCATATGTACTATCATTCTTATTTGAATGTGATAGTAGTAAATCGGCATAATCTACAATGATTAAATCGGGTTTATTACCAGCCGCTGTCATCTTCTCAATGTGTGCTTCAATCTTTTTGGATGATATACCTCTTGGTGGGAAATACTTAATCAATAACTTACCTGCTAATGATTTAATTTTCTTATGTACCAATTCTCTATTATCAACCAAATCCGCAGATGGGATGCTGGTAAATATTGTATCGTATCTCTCTCCCACATAGTTTTCGGATAACTCTAATGAGTAGTGAACAACACTCTTACCTGCTTTAACTGCAGCCGCTCCGATTGCAGCAAGAACCCAAGTCTTACCAACCCCAGAAGGTGCCACTACAACCCCCAACTCACCCGGTCCTAAACCTCCGTTCATTAATTCGGTAATAACCTCCCACGGAGTAGCAATGGTATCTCTTTTCTCATCCTCAATACGAGCCATATAATCCAATAGATAATCATGCCCCAAATCAGTTTCAATACCAACTTTCATTGCCTTATCTACCAAATCCTTAATCCTATCATAGTTACCTGCTTTGAGTAAATCTACGGATTGAATAATTACCTCTTTCAGATTCTGATTGATACAAAATGATGAGAATTCTTTCTTCACATAATCCATATCTTCTTGTCCAACTTGCGTATAAACTACTTTAAGTTGTTCAACTATGGTTTTTTGTAAAGATGGATTATCTACTTTGGATATTTCTGATTTGAATACATCCAATGTAGGTTCTTTCTTAAACTCATCAAAATAATCTTTTATTGTTTCAACTATCCATTTATTAGCTTCCGATTCGAAAAACTTCTTATGGATAATATCACTTAATGAATCCAAAAGTTTAGCATCGGTTAATAATGCAGATATTACTTTTGATTGAAACGATTGACCGTATTTAGATAATGTATCTAATGCTTCTGCCATTTATTTTTATTTAACTATAATGTTTGAAAATGTTGATTTTAACCAATCGTTAATATCACTCCAATTTTGTAGGATTTTGTATTTGGCTCCTACTTTAAAGAACTCCATCTTTTCAAACTTCTTATTTGGTTCTCTAAACCTATCTAAAATTTTCATCTTTTCATTGGTGGAAATTATAGGTTCGGCTAATTGCATTAATTGTTGATTTCTTAAAATAACATCTTTGTTAGCTACAATATCGGAATACAATTTAGATTCTTTAATTTTGGTTTCCGCAATATCAAAAAACTCATCAAATTCTATCTTTCTATCTTCACTTAATTCAGGGAATCTTTTTAGTACAGTCTTCAATCCACAACCTTTCACACCCGGAATATTATCCGAATTATCGCCATCCAGCGTTCTGAATAAAAGTAGATTTTGTGGATATAAGCCATACTCTTCAAATACCGCTTTCCTATCATATGTTTTCTTTTTAGTTGGAGAATAGACTGTGACCTTATCATTTACCAATTGTAGGAAATCCTTATCAGTAGATACAATTACACACTCTTCATCCTCACCCAATAGTTGTGTAGTGATGTGTCCAATAACATCATCTGCTTCGATTCCATCATACACCATTGTTGTAACAGGCAAACTATCTAATATATCCACTAACCAAACGAATTGCCGTTTCATAGATACCTGTTCATCTTCTTGGGTCATCATTTCGGGATATTGTCTATTAACTCTGAAACGATTCTTACCTCTTTCAGATTTATACCCCTCATAAATCTTTTTTCTACCATTAGAACCACCCTTACCATCAAAAGTAAGGATAACTCTTGTAGGGTTAAATTGGCGAATACCAAACCCTATTGATTTTAATGAACCAATAACTCCACCCGTATGGTCACCATCCTCATTCATTGTAGGATTAGTTGTCCAGCTACGGATGAAGGTATTTAGTCCATCAATGATAAGAACTCTACTATTTCTCACTCTTTTGGAGTTTGAGTCGTGTTCCGTTTCTACTTCATTGAGTAATTTTTTGTAAAGTTCTTTCATTTTGTTTGTAACATATTAGTTAATTAATCTCCAATAACCTGCGAATCTACGAATAATTCATCTGAATCCAACGAACCACCTTTTTTGTATTGTAAGATTGTTGCCTCACAAATACGCTTGTAGATTTGGTCTTTAACCGAGTCATTAGTTTCCAATAATTCAGGAAAATCCTTTGATTGGAACTTAATTTCCTCACCAGTATCCGTATCCACATAAGTGTACCAAGCACCAGATTGTTTAAGTAAGTTATTGTCTTTCATACTGCCCAACCAAGCTCCGTAGTTATCAATACCTCTATCAAAGAAGATATCAAAATCTGCCGAACGCAATGGCGGACCCATACGATTCTTTACAACTTGACAACGAACTTTAATTCCTACAATTTGTTCATTTCCGTTCTTGTCTTTTGCTTTAATCGTTCCCATACTCTTTAATCGTAAACGAACCGAAGCATGGAAAGCAATTGCTTTACCACCAGAAGTTGTCCACGGGTCAGAGAATGGCATAGCGTTCATCTTCTGTCTTAACTGATTTGTAAAAACCAAAGTGATTTTCTGTCTACCAATTAAGTTAGTGATTTTACGCATTGCTTTTGAGATAATGATTGCCTTATCGGTAGCGTATCCATCTTTATCGTAATCAGCATCCATCTCCTTTTTAGTTGATGCTGCTGCTACTGAATCCACTACAATAGTTACATACTTATCTTTTGATGCAGTTCTAACTTTTTCGATAATTGTTTCGGTAAATTCAAAACACTCTTCCACAGTTTCAGCTGCTACATAAAGCATTTTAGATACATCTACTCCAATTGCGTGTAAGAACTCCGCACTTACTGCATTTTCAGTATCAATTAATACTGCCAATCCACCTAATTTTTGCGTTTCGGCAAGAAGGTGGGCGGATAGGAGTGATTTACCACTCTGCTCCAACCCAGTAACTTCGGTAATTCTACCAACAGGCAATCCACCATAAGGGCGATTGGAGATAGCCACATCCAACAATGATGCTCCGGTTGATACCCAACCCTCTACATTTGTAGGTGCTTCATCCGAATCCAAAAAGAATGCCACTTTCTGGTCTTTAGATTGTTTGTTTAGAGATTCAGCAAGTATATCTGCTAACTCTATTTCCTTTTTTGCCATAATAACTTATTTTAGTTGTTGAAAAGGTCATCAAATGCAGATGTTACGTCATCCAACTTTGGTGCTTTATGTGCTGGTGTTTCGATTGGTCCTCCCAAATCGTGCGATTCAGCTTTTGCTGTTGGTGTTGGTATTACAGATTCCGCAGGTGATGCCGTTGAAGATAATGTTTGAGCTGATACTGATGTTTCTAATTCATCATCACCAGTTGCCGATGGGTTTAACCATCCCTCTAACACACTTTTCAACTCTGAATAAGTTAATTCTTGATAAAGGTCTGTGATTTCCATTTGGTTTGTAAGGAATTTCTTAGTTTCCTCCGCTGATTCAACCAATGGTGTTTCTTTTGGTTTTACTCTGATTGTTGTAACAGGGTATGATGTACCACTATCTTCAGCCGATACAATCTCAACAGTGATATCTCTACCAGTTGTTGGGTCAGTAATATCGCCGTAGTCTGGGTCAGCCATATATCCTAAGATTTCTTGGTAAACAGTCTTACCAAATCCCCAAAAACGAACACCTTCTCCTTCTTCACCTCTTACCAATACAGGTACGAATGTACGAAGTTTCGGCTCCATCTTTTTCGCTGCTTTCCAATCTTCCTTATCACCCATACGTTTTAATTTGTCAGCGAACTCAACAATTGGGTCAGGTCTGCCAAATGACATTGGAGATAAATAAGATTTGTTGTTAATGTTGTAATGAAAATAAAGTTCGATAAAAGGATTTTCTTCGTTGAACTTATATGGGACTAATCGGATTTGATGTTTGCCCGGTGCTGGTTTCCACAATTCTACTTTCTTCGATGTGGTTGATTGCAGTTTGTTCAGTCTGCCTCTGATAGCATCTAAATTAATAGCCATTTCTTTTAAGTTTTAAGAGTTTATGATTTATGGTTTTATTTTGGTGTCTTTCCTACACCGACGTCTTATATAAATATTACGTTCTTACAAAGATACAAAGAATATTTGAGATTACCAAATGTTTTTTTAAACTTTTTTTCAATCATATATTTTTCGTATAATTGTAACAAAGATAGTAATAATTTGTTACAAATCCAAACAAAAAAGGGAAAACTTTCGTTCTCCCTTTTGTTTATCGTATGATTGATTCTTTTACCAATTGTTGTAGTTGATTAACTGCCAACCTAGCTTCATTTTGTGTGATTCCTTCACCACCTTTTTCTTCTTTTTCTTTATTATATGATTCAACTGCTTTTGCAATTATATCTACCGGTATATCTTCTTTTGCTACTTTTTCAGCAATTGCATCCATAAACTTTTGAATTGCTTCATCTTCCTTACCACTATTCATATCCAATGGTCCTGCAAATACTGCGGCTTTAGCAATACCAGCTAATACAGTTTCTCCAACAATGTGAGGTACAAATTCTGTCATTATGTGTCCTATAAATGGCATTACACCATGCGATAATCCACCAGTTAGTACACCCAATACACCTGCTACTACTACTTTTTTAGCAACTGATTTCATTGCATCAGTTTGTTCATCAGTTAATGGCATTCCGTTTGCCCACATTACTACACCCTCACCTGCTTTTTTGAATGTTTCAACTTCGTGTTGTGCTCCTTTCTTAATAGCATGCCATGCACCAACTGCCTTATCTTTTAGAGCTTGACCCCAACTTCTTCTTTTTGGAGTATCTCCTTTGTGTACTTTTTCTTTGAAGAACTCTTTTTCATCTTCTTTCCAATCTTTGATACCATCTTTGATTGCTCTAACATATACTTTAGGTTTTGCTACTGCCGTTTTAGCATTTTTTCTCCAACCTGCTTTACTTTTATCAACTCCATGCCCACCATCATGCGAATGGTCATCATGCGAATCACCTGCTATTTTAGCTTGTGTTGCTTTTTCTTTACCCATTCTAGCTGCCATAGCAGGGTCTGCTGTGAACAATTGAGCTTGAGTAGTTTTTTGTTGTTGGGCTTGAGCTGATGAAGATGCTTGAGTATCATCACCACCTTTTGCCGCAGATGATTTATCTCCTTTTGGTTCGGGTGTAGATTTACTACTACCTTTAGATGTTTGTTTATCTGCTTTTGGTTTTACTTTTACCATTTTTTGTGCAGCAATTCTACCAGGGTGGTCTTTAGGTAATCTTAATAAATTACGGACAACACCTTGCTTATCTTCACCCTTTTTGTTTTTATATTTTACTGTTTTATCCAACGCAGGGTCAGTATTTGCTTCATCAAGTAAATTTGTTAATTTAATCATTATGCTAATAAGTTATAGTACTCTTTAAAATGTTTGATTCTGTCTGCCAAACCAATTGTACCTCCGTTTACTCTTTTAGTAATCTTTGTTACAACTGCATCTGAACTCCCTTCATCTGCTATTTTATGTAATCCGTTTTTAGAAAAGAACCAAGCTGCTGATAATAATGCATATGGACCAGATACTTTATCCTGATTAACTGTCATATCCTCACCGATTGATTTACCAAATGCAGTATAGTTTTCTTTTCCAGTCAATTGGATATATCCTCTTCCTCTGAATTTGTAGCCTTCACCACTACTTTCAGGACCATTACCCATTCTACCACCATATACTCTATTTGCAATCTTTTCCGGCTTTCTCTCATAAGCTGCTGCTAAAGCTGCAGTTGGGAAATACTTTTTGAATATGCCCATCAAACCTTTTGCAGAATAGTTTAGGTTTTCTTGCGTTGCACGGAATCCTCCACTTTCGTGTCCACATTGTGCAAGGAAGTGTGCTAATCTTAATGGTGTATTAATTTGGAATTTAGCTGCAGTATCAGGAATCATTGCGATTACATTATCAGGAATGTGTCCTTTTAATTTTGCTAAATTCAATCCAGCTACATTTGCCACCGGAACCGCAGGTGGTGGTGTTGCTGGTGATGGTACAGGAGCGGTTGGTTGTGCTACTGGTTTTGGAACTTGAGTAATACCCATAATTTTGTTCCAAGTATTAGGTCCAACAATACCATCAGCAGTCAAACCATTCTTTGCTTGCCAAGCTTTTACAGCTTCTTCCGTTTTAGGACCGAAATTACCAATTGGTTCTAAACCCAATTTGGCTTGTAATTTCTTTACATCTTCGTTATTATCTCCTCTTTTCAATAACATAGTTTTAATATTTTTTAATTTCTTTGTATTCCAAAATTTCATTTGGTACTATAACTATTTCATTCCATAGGGCTGTTTTATTATCTTTACAATCCTCTATGTTACGGCAAAGATTACTCTCATTGCCAGGATACGATAACCTAAACATATTAACTGCTTTGTTCCCTCTATCGGTTGCAAAGGTTTTAGCATCCGATTTGAATGCCGCTACTAATGTTCCTTTTAACTTTACTAATATATTACTTTCCGGTCTAAAAAAATCTTTAGCTTGTGTTGTGAATGTTGATACTGAAAATTTGTATCCATTCTTAACACTATCAGCTAAATTAATCAAACCTTCTTTTGAAGTCCAATGTAATGTGGTTACTTCCTCATCAACAGTACCATAAGTATCCATTGTGAATTGTTTATCTAATAATAAATATGGTTCAGTTGCGCCTCTTGAATAAAAAAATGCAATTTTATCATTATCTATATTAACTAAATAATCTTTATATTCTTCTCTTAAAGACCAAACTCTATGATTTACAAAATCTTCAATAAAATCCAATACTTTTTTACGAGTTTGGTCTGGAAATTGTTGAGTTTCAATATATAGTTGGTACGAAAAGTGTTTATTTATTAAATCTATAAGTTGAGGACTATAATCAATTTGCCCACCTCTCGTATCAAATCCGTTCTGCTCCAAACCCAAAAATTCATAGCAAATCATCTCCCACTCTTCAATTGTGTGGAATGCATTTTCCGGTTTGAAGTATCCTCTAACTTTGTACATATCAGATATAAATATTACTCACTTTTATTTTCATCTCCAAATGAGATTACTTCAAAAACACGAGTTTGTATCTTTTTAGTACCGGTTGCGTTTGTAAGTATAATTGAGTTTTTGAACTTTGGCCAATCAATCACAAAGTTGGAGTTTAGAACTCCACCATTCTCCTCTTTAACTAATTCATTAAGAGCATTGATTGTATATAAAGTATTAGATTCTTTCTTTCTATGAATAAGAATTGTGTTCTCTAATGGTGTAGATGGTTGAAACGCAGTATCTATATTATACGTTATAAACAACTCATCCAAACTGGATTTATTTTGTAAAATATAGATATAATTGTAAACTATATGATATATTTCTCTAATTTGTTGTAGAGTATTTTGTAACTCTTCTTTTGTTGTAAACGTGCAAAGTAACTGTGTCTTCATCCTTCTTTCTTTGTATTATTTTGATATTCTTTTAATAAATATCAAATTAGGATTGAAACATAGTTTTGGAGTTATTTTTTAGCTTTATTTTGTAAACACTCTCTAACATCCTTTCCAAAATAACTTGCTACTTTTTGAGTAGTACCAGCAGTTCTCCATTGGTCATTAAATAATTCAACTTCTTTACCTTCATTCATTACACTAACTTTTTCACCACCAGGTGTTACTCTTGATTTTTTCAAAAGATGTTCTTTAAGTCCTTTTTTACCTTCTGGTGTATTCGTATCACCTTTATATCCACTTTGTTCAGCTATACAATTTCTAATCATAGATGCTTTAACTCCATTAAAACCCATTTGTATTAAAATTGCATCATCATCAGCATCATCTAAATCTATGTAAGTTCCTAAATGCATTGCATCCATCACACCAGAAATATAAGCTTGTGTATGTTTTCCGTTATCCGCATCTGGTCTTTCAGTAGGATGATATCCATCCGGAGCATCATCTTCAAATAATTTTTCAGTTACTTTTGTATGAACAGCCGTTACAATATCTTTTTCAGTTTGCTTTATGGCTTTAGTTTCTTCATTTACACCAAATTCTCCTAATTTAATTGCTATCTTTCCAAAAGGTTCGTATGGCAATCCTATTTGACCTAAACTTTTGATAGGTCCAATTTCTTTTCCACTATCATCTTTATAAAAAGTTCCCTCCTCCTTTTCTATAAGTCTTGAGTTTCCATCTTTGTCATATAATCTACTATTAGAATATTCTTTCATTAATTCTAATTTTTCTTTAGTAGATAACTTTTCCCAATCTTTACCTTTACTTTGAATGTATTTTGAAAATCTATGCTTACCATCAGTAGCAATAGTATTCAAAGTATCCATATAATTTTTCATTTTTGGAGATTCGCATGCAGAAACTACACTATCATCAATTTTCATTTTAGCTTGGCTTTTTACCGTAGCTGCAGCTGCATTAGAAACTTCTAAAATACCTTCCTCAATTGTTTTAGAAACACCTTCAGATACATCATCACCAAATTTGATTTGCATTAATCTTAATCTTTGAGCTGGAGTTGTATTATTTTGAGGGTCTTTAATTTCCGAATCTTTTTTGTTTGAAATACTAACTATTGCAGTTCTTCCGTTTTTATCTTTTCCGATTGCAAATGTGTCGTGATATGTTTTAAATTTTTTAAATAATTTTAATTGATGCTCATAATATTTCTTATCATCACCTTCGGATTTTTCAACCATATCTTCCAAATGAGCTTGAACTGCATCATTTAATTCTGTTGTTGATTGTACAACCTTATATGGTTGCGTAGTATCTAATTTAGATTCATTTAATCTATTAATAGTTGATAATCCACCAGCGTATGCAGCTTTCATCCATTGTGTGTAAGCTTCTATATTTTCTGCAAATCCTGTTTTTCCTGGTTTGTAAAATACACTATTATCTTTATCAGCCATTGCCTTTTCTAAATTAACTTCAGCAAATACCGCTCGTTCAGCTAATATTCTTAAAAACTCATCACTTTTTACGTCCAATCCCAAAGAACTAGCAAACTTTTTCTCTTCTGCATTTAATCCTTTACCTCTCAATTCTTCCGTTTTTGCTTGTATTTTTTCAGAATTTTCAGTTTTGAATGTATCTAAATTATTAATTGCATGGCAAAATTTAGATTCACCCTCACTTGCCACAGGACCACCAGCACCAGCTATACCTTTTTCCCTATTAGATTCAACTTCATTTTGATATTTAGTTATTGTATCTAAATTACCTTCATTCAAATCATCCAATATTTCTTGTTGAGTAGGTCCATTTGGTGCATCTTTGTAATTCTTATTTTTATTATCAAACCCACTTCTGTCAACATTTACAGATTCTATATTAGATTGTGATTGTTGTTGTGATGCAATGTCATCAGCTGCATCTTTTCTATCTTTTTCAGGTATTTCTTTAAATTTACCAGATTTACCACCCTCAACATCCGCAGAAAACTCTGCTTCAAATATTAATAAAAATGCCTTTTCATCACCTTCAAAAAATGCTTTTTTAGCAATAGTTTCCGTTCTAATAAATTTAGGCTCACCATTAGGTCTATCTGAATAGTATCCACCACCTACACTATATAATGTTTTACCAGATGGGGTTTTTGCAGTTTTACCTTTTTCATCTTCCACTTTTGGTACACTAGCTATATCCGATTTAGGTCCTTCTTGATTTGCATCTGCTTTTTTAGCAGCAACACCTTGCTCTTCCGCAAATTTGTTAGCCATTGGTATGATATCTTTTGCATCCATATCAATAACCCTAACTTTCATATTAGCAGGTTCTCCGTTTTTAATTGCCGCAGATGTTACAGCTGCCCATCTATGATGACCATCTACCACATATCCATCTCTACTTACATAAATTGGTGCAGTTATTGATGGGTGATTAGGGTCTTTTTCCAATGCTTTCGTCATACCAGCTACCTTTGAACCAACTAATTCTGATTGAGTTGCTTTTAGGGAATCTGATGGGATTTCAGTATCCAATACTTTAATACCTCTATCTGCCAACATTTGTTTGAATAATGGTTCGGTATCCACTTCACCATTTTTATCAACAGGCATATCAGCCGCCGGAGTTCCAGGTTGTGGTTTACCTTTGAATTGTGGCATATCCTCTCTTGGTATTCCTAAATTGTTATCACAATATAAGTTTGTACCGGGAACTGTCACTTGGCATAAGTTATAATTTGGAGCTTTTTCACCTTTTGCTATTGCATCTTTAGTCATTTTATCCAACGCATCAATTTTCATTGAGATTTCTTTTTGCTCTTGTGGTGTTATTTTATCAATATCAGATTGCCCACTAAATGCAGCAGAATCTGCTTTTGGCATTTCTTTTGTTACATCATTTGGTTCTACGGGTTGGAAATCGGAATCAGGTTTGGATGCTTTTTGCATCATTTTATCTACCAACTCAACATGGCTTTCACCTGCAATAGTAATTGGTATTTTTCCTTGTGATTGTAGTTTTTTTGTTTTTTCTATAAGATTTTCATCTCTGATTTCATTAAAAGCAACTTGAATATCGTTTATTTTTGTTTCTTTATCACCATAATCTTCTGGGAATGATAATCTATATAGTGTATCAATATCTCTATCGGTTGGTTCATCCCAATTCTCTATTGGCGGAAATCCGGCGTTTACTGCTTCATCTTGTATAAACTTTTTACCTTCATCATCTAAATAATCATTAGGAGACATGGTATCAGTTCCTTCACCCTGTCCAATCATACTTGCCCAGTTTCCAGCATTAACCTGTGATTGATTGAACCCTGTTTTCTCCATCTGTCTTTTGTATAGTTTGGATTGGTCATTATGTACATCTAATTCATCACCATCCCAAGTATCAATCCCAGCACCTAATTCTTTAAATTTAGGAGCAGCATATCTCATTTCATCGTGAAATACTATCTCACCATTTTTTCCAGTCGAACCACCCTCCCCAACAAATACAATATCTTTCCATCTTTCTTGTGGAATATTTGCTTTAACATCGTTGATAATATCATCAACCATTTTTTTATTTCTATGAACAGTACCATATATCTGCCCACCACCTTCCATTGGTATTGTTTGAATATCTTTACCCGATAGTTTACCTTTGAATTGTTTTGCCTTTGAATTTGGGTCTTTACTAACCGGTTCTAACTTTGTAGGTTCATCCACCTCATCACCTTTTGCTAATTTATCAAGAGTTTGTTTTTCAGCATCCATTCTAGCTGCCATAGCAGGGTCTGCTTTTGGGTCAAACATTGCATGTGGTTCTTCTTTTGGTTTTTCTTCACCACCACTACTAGCCTTTGGTTGAGTATCACCACCTTTTTTGGTATTATGTGCCGATGGTACTGATTTTCCATCTTTTTCAGCACCTAATGATTTATTTAATGCTTTTCTTTCAGGAGTTCCAGCTTTTGGTAACATTGCTTCTGCAGCTTTTCTACCGGGATGGCTAGCGGGTAATCTTAAAAGGTTTCCAATTGGTGCTTCTTTCTTTTCTCCTTTTTCGTTTTGATATGAAATTACTTTATTTAAAAGAGGGTTACTGAATTGCTTATCAGCTTCAGTTAGATTTTGTATTAACTCATCTTTTATCTCATATAATCCCATTTCGGTTAATATTTGAGATAATTCATTAATATGATTTGGATTAGATGGATTTGGCATACCATTATCCACTCTATAAGCCCACTCTTCTAATATATTATTAATTAAAGACATTATTATTTAAATTTAAATCCAGTCAATTTTTCTATTTGTGCTACCGGTACTTCGTTATTTTGAAATCCATCTGGATTTGATGTATCGTTATTAAATAGGTATGCATGATATTTTCCCGCTACATGAACTACTTTCCAACATTGAGTAGGAACTGATACTGAACCTATTTTCTTTTGTTCTCCAACTGAACCACTCCATACCTTTACTTTTGAACTAATCAATGCCCAATCACGAGTTGCAGTTTCTAATGATTTCCAATCTCCCGCATTTAATCTATGTGTTTGCGCTACCATATTACTAAAGTAGAAACATTCGTCTTGAACCGCAGGTGTTTGGCAAAGGTTATCAGCTGCTGGCATTACGTGTCCTCTATCATATCCACTTTTTACATAATCTGCTCCTATATTTGTTTCAGCAGGTAATTGTGGGTCTGGCTTAAAATTATCTTTTCTTTTTAGTGGAGTTGGGCAACCTACCATTGCTTTTGTTGTTTCCCATTCTACTAATACTGGGTATCTTTTTGATTTACTGAAGTGTGTTGTGTAGTTTGTGTGTTTGATTACTACGATGTCTTGTGCTCTTACAACAATTAATGTAAAAAAGAACAATAGAGATAAACCTAATTTTTTCATATGTTATAGTATTGTTTTGTATATACTATAAATATGTTTTTTTACACTTTTCCATAATCCAAACCCCAACTTGCTTTGATAGGAAACCCACCCTCTTCAATCATTTCCTTCAAATTCTTAATCATACTCTTATCCACATCCATAGGAACATCAAATAGAAAAGAGTCATAAGTATATAAAATAAAACGGATTTCACTCCCTCTAATATAATCCAATATCTTACGCATCTTATCAATGTTCATTTCAGTTTCTAGGGCTTGTAGGAGATAGTTAAACACCTTTTGTGGATTTGCTCCTTCAATCCAACTTAGGGGTATTCTACGATATTGAGTTTGTAAATACCCATTCTTTTGTGTTTCAATCCACAACTCATCTATGTAATCAGCTACCCCGTTTAGATATGGGATTTGACGGAATGTATCATCGATTCCACCATATAGTAATTGGAATGTAATACCCTTACCCTCATTCACATCACATCCATATTGTTCGGCTAACCACTCATGTACATTCCCATCCGGCATTTGGAATCCTATCAACTTACCAATAAGACGGGGGTGATATGCGTTATAATCCATTTGTAAGAATATTCCATCCGATACAAAACACTCCCTACTACCATCCGATTTATTGAGAGCGGCATAGTTCACACCACCATGTCGATTGGATGGTCTACCCGTTACCGTAAATGGATTGTATTCGGAATATACTAAATTATCGGGTGAAAGATGTTTTTGAGCTTGAGGCCATCTATCAATAAATTTTTTCCTATCGACCCGAATCCCATATCGTTCCATTTCTGAAAGGGTGGATATGAATGTTTCATTGTACCACTTATATGTTTGTGTAGAAGATTCATTATGGAAGTACTTACCAAATAAGGGGTCTATAACCTCCACAATCTTCATTAGAGGAATTGATTGAATTAAGTCATCTCTATACCCTTTATGAGTTAGCGTTGATAAGAGAGGATTTAAAGCCCCTTCATAGTCAATTACTTCACCACTCTTAATAAAGTATGAAGAATCTACATCATATAGGTTTACCAAAACTTTAAGTGATTGTAATAATTTCTTCTTTTGGAATACCCACTTATCACCTCCAGTGTTTAGGATTGATTGAATATCTTTAAGAGAGAGTGAGAGAGCATCTGCGTGCTGAATAGGTAAAACATATAATCCATCTACACATCGTACTAATATAAGAGATAGATTAGTTCGTAGGGGATGCTTTGTGTTATCCACCCACATAGGATACCATATGGATACTTCACTTTCCAGCTTCTTTTGTAACTCATTTACTTCCTCTATGGATTCTACAACCTTCATTTTACAAAGATACAAAAAAAATCCCACAAATCCAAATGGAAAAGTGGGATTGGTGGAGATGGCGGGATTCGAACCCGCGTCCAGATAAGTTTCTAATGTAAATCGTTCACAAGTTTAGGATAGTGTTTTATCTTACTAACACTCCAAAAGAATTGGGGCCGAATGGTTAATTCAGCAGATTCCACCAACCGATTTAGAGTTTCGGTAAACTTAAAATGTTCACTTCTTTTTAATTCCCATGAGTGATACGGGAACGATTAGGCAGCTACTGCGTAATCGAATGAGTTCATCCATGCCATAGCATCTTCGAACGTCATAGTAGATAATTCTACGTCTGCACTTATTGTTTGATAGGTCTTCAAAGGTTTCCATCTAACCTTACTTGCATCAATACAACCAGTCTTCATACCTGTCAAAAGCCGGTCATCCCCATATTTTAAAGAACTTTTACAAATATACAATAAATATTTTATATTTCCAAATTTTCTTTATGAAATTGTAAAAGATTTGGTAAATACAATTTTAAAGAAGGCATTTTTTCATACGAAAGATTTATTGATTTTTTATTTGAATTTATAACTTCATTTTCTGTTCCTTTTATTCTCCAAGTAAGTTGGACAGCTACATAAAAAGGATTTTCAGCAAAATCAATAAAAGATGATTCATTTATTTCATAAATATATCCATCCTCATCATTTGCTTTTTGCACAAAGTATCTCACAATATATCCAATTCTATAATTATCATTTGTTGGGGTTGGAATGTAAGTTTTAAATTTAGGCAAATCAAATGTATTACCTATTTTATTTACTTTGTTATAATCATAAATACTTACCATAATATTATTTTATTTCTTGAATAAATTGTCTATACTTACCAGTAACAGAGGTAGTCCACAATGAATCCGACACACTTTGTTCCAATTCAGTTATTTGAAACACTCCATTTTTTTTATATTTATCAGGTATTCCATCTATAACAAACATATCACCTCTTCTTAATCCACTAATTCCCATAGTTTTAAATCGATATGTTATTGGTAATGGATGTGATAATTGATATTGTTTTTCATCACGTTTAGCAGCAAATGCATTTTGCTTTAACATATCAAAATAAGGTACATCTGTTAAACAATATGACCTAAAGAAAGTTCTAAGTTTTGTCAAATCTTGCATTGCCTCTCCTACTTGCACCGATGAAATATTTTTTTCTTCAGGATTTGGTACTACATCTATTTTTCTAAGATTTTCACTAGCCGTACCTTTTGCTGCATTTGCTTTTCTTTGAGCTATTTCTCCTTGAATTTTAATTCCAGTAAATCCGGTTATTTTTTGAAAATCCTCTTCTGCTTTTGTTTGCCTATCTCTTAATATTTTTGCCTGAGCTTCAACCGCAGCGTCATCAAATGCATAATAATATTCCAATTCACCAGATGTATTATATCTTGTTTGCTGAGATTGCTTATGTTTAGCTTCCAATTCAGCAAGTTTTTGTCCAGCATCTTCATATTCTTTAATAAGTGCATCTTTTTTTGCATCATCAGCTGGCGTTGCTGGAGTAGGTGGTGGTGGTGGACCGGATGCATCTTTTGGAGCTCGTACCGAACTTAAAAATAAATCGGTAGTTGAATCAAAAAAAGAACCACCTTGGGCAAATTGAGAATCGGGATTACTTGAATAAGATAATCTACTCATAATTAATTTATTCGCCATTTCCGCTGGTATGGATAAATCTAAATTACTTTCTAAAAACGGAGATTGCCTTCCAGAATGATAAAAAGATTTTCGTACACTTTTATTGTCAGGCTTTCCGACAAAATTTTCATCAACTACAGTTAAAACAATATCACCTTTTTTTAAACCTTTTTCCGCATCACCTACTTTAAGTTTAGTTTCTACTATTTGAAAATTCCAATATGAATTTACTGCACTTGACATTTCATTTAAAATATCCAATAATACTTCACTAATTGTTTTATTAGATTGTTTTATTTTTGAATTAAACATATCAAAATTTACATACAAATCTTTTAAGTATCCCCAATGATTTGCACCTTCTCTATATGGTATTACTGCAGGAGTTTCTACTTTTTGTACAAAACTAACACCACTTATGCTATTATCAACTGGTTTTAAAATATTACCATCTATTACTATATATTCCGCATGAAACGCTCCACCTTCGGTAGCACCTAATGTAATATTATTTGCATTTAAAAAAAATGCCATAAAATCAGGTTGTTCACCAGGTACAATAAGTTTCCCAGGGTCTGTTGAAAACATATATTTAAAAGCTCCACATATAGAACTATCTATGTTTATTCTAACAGATACATTATTACCGCCCATATTTAATCCCTCAACAGCATTGTTAGAATTTAATATTTTTACAGCTAAATCCATTTTTATGTATCTGTTATTTGAAAATAAATCTTTTTTATCTATTTCAACTTTTGTACCTTTACTATCAGTTACTTCAATAACATCATAGTTCCAAAGTTGTGAAATATTACCCGTAGCAATAACATTTTTAACTATTTCAAGTCCACCCGGTCTCACATAGTTACCTATATTTGTTTGAATTGTTTTATCAAAATTAATAAAACGAGTTAAACTGACTAATGGATTATTATTTATTTCTAATTTTTTTACCTCCTCAATCTGTCTTTGCTCAGCTAAATCATTAAACATATATTTAAATCTTTGCTTTGCTTTAAATACAGGATCTGTTGTAGCGGTAGCATCTTTAGAGTCTTCCAATTCCTCACCTTTATAGGACAAATAATTAGCACTTCCAGTAATCATACCAGAACTATCTAATTTATTAACTTTATGTTGTCCTTGTAAATAAGTTGGTAAACCAGGTTGACCTCTTAAAGTTATACTTACATTAAATACCTCATTTTCACTACTTACACTACCACCTACTATAAATCCAAGAAAACAATCAAAATTACCATCCGAATTTAATCTTACTTCATGCAAATGGTCATAATTTAACCCACGCTTAGCCGCTTCCGTTATTATTGCATTTTGGTTTGTATTAGGTGCGGTTATGGGTCCTACTAAATTCGGTGTATTCCACCCATATTCTATATACAAAGTATAACCTGGCTCCATAAAATAAGTTTGTATCATTTCCAATTGCCCCAATGTAAAACATTTAATATTCATTGTACATTCTCTTGAGATTTGGTCCTGTCCTTCTTTAATTTCCAATCCAGTAATAATTGGAGATGGTCTTAACAACCTATCTGGAACCGAAAGTGGTGTTTCTTTTTCTTTTCCTGTTAAACTAATACCAATTGTACCACTTCTTGGGTTATTAATATTTGCATTTCCATAATAACTGTTTTTACGGTTAGCTTTAGTAGCTTTTCCTTTTTCATTTTTTTCAGTAACTGAAAAATCTTTATCAAACTCTTCCCAATCTTGTATGGATTTTAATATCATACCATCACTTTGTCCATATTTACCTCTTGCACCCGATATTGCTTTAACCCATGTATTTAATTTTGAAGTTTCTAATAAACCACTTGTTTGGGCAATTGCTTCATAGTCAGATTCTTTTCCTCCGAAATTAGTTACTGCTAATTTAGCATTTATACTATTTGCTCTTGATTGGATTCTGTAATAAATCTTATCTTCTATATCTGATAATTGTGGAAACATAACTTTATAATTGAGTTAATATTGATGATATATCTTTTGGTATTCTTAATATTGTACCGTCTTCAAATCCAAAAGATGCATTGTGTATATTATTAGCAGATGCGATTAACCATCCAAATGTGGAATCTCCATAGAATTGGTAAGCTAATGTATCCAATCTATCACCCGTTTCAGTTGCAATATACACATCACTATCTTTTAATGGAATATTAGGATATATTTTTGGTCTATATACCTCTCTTCCATCTTTTTCTTTTTTCGTACCGTTTGTATAATATCTATTCATAATAAACTATTAAGGGGTTGGTGGGTCTTCTTCTCTTGCAGAATTGGCTGTACTTGGTACAAAATCTTCTCCACCATCTGGACCAGGTTGTGCGGTATTTGAACTTTTATTTTCAACAGGACCCGCAGGAGCTCCAGTTACTGCACCACCTGCTCCTCCCGATGCAGATGGTGTTGGTGTAGGTGTTCCTCCTGCTATTGCTTTATCAGCTCCTTTTTCTTGAACAGGTAATTTGGATAATATATTACCTACAAAATTAGGTTCTTTCATAGCATATAAAACTTTAACACCTTTATTTGAGTCGGTAAGACCATGTGTTGAACCAGGTGTTTCTACTAATTTAAGTGTCATTGCAACTTCTATAAATTTTGGTAATAGATAACTTTCTTTATTATCTCTTTTTTGTGTTAATGCTGATATATAATAATCTTTTACCTGTGGTGTTGTTGGGTCTTCACTTTCATAAGCTACATTTACTTGTTCCAATCCCGTTTCCCAAGGAGAATTATCATCAATCGTATATGTTAAAGATTCAATAAACGCAGGTTTGTTACGATACATATCACCTAATGAAAATTCAATAAATGGAGGGGTTACATAGTTAAGATTTACATATGATTGAGGATACACTAATGAGCTTAAAAAAGATAATCTAGTCCAAGCTGCTTTATGTTCTTCATAGTTTAAAGAAAACACTTTAAAAGTAAAAGTTACACTTCGTTCAATACCACTATATGTATAAAAACTAAATGGATTTCCAACAAATTTATTACTTTCCCAAGATGGAGTAAATGTTTCACTTAATCCACTTATAGTTGCTCTAAATCTAACACTCTTCTTTGTTGCCACAGAATAAAATTTTAAAGGTGCAAAATCATAATCATCTAAAGTTTTATCATTAGCTAATTTTACATCATCTGTTGGTTCTAATATTGTTTTTGAATTTAGCTCATCTGAAAATGTATTCATTCCTCTGTATGCTTCTAAACTCAAATCTTTAGAAAAAACTTTATTGCCTCTAGCATCAGTTTTATTTTCTAATAAAGTTGATGTATATTTATAAGCTACTACACCATTACCATCAGTTTTTATATTACCTGTATATTTTGATTTTTCTCTTTTCGTAAGTGAACTTTTATCAAAATCATATATAAATCCATTTCCAGTTAATATTTTTTTATCATAACCCTGCGTTAAAAAATTTGGGTCATTTTCATCTGTTATAGTCTTTCCGTTTAATATTTCATTTAACTTTCCTGCTAAATCATTTCTATCATTAAGTTCAACATTTGAATCTTTTTTTAATTGTTTAGTATATTTTAAATCATCAGTATCAAACGATAATGTAAGATATCTAAGTAATTCAACCGGAGTTCCGTTTTTACTAAAATTATTATTTCTAACAACGATTTGTGTATTTGAAGTTGTGTTTGTTTTATTTGGGGTTATACCTTTTGGCGATGTTAGTTTTTTTAACGCATCAATTGGATGTAAGGCTAATTGAAGTAATAATTGTTCAGGTGTACCTCTAAGTTTTGAAAATAATTTAGGCTTTTGTATTATTTTACCTTTTCTAAATTCATCATTAAGAAATAGTCCGGTTGGTGTATAAATTGTAGGTTGTATTGTTTTTGCAACTTGTACTGCCGTTTCATAATCATATGTACCTAATTTCATTTTTTCGGTAGACTTAGCTTCTTTTGCAGTAATTTTTACTATATCAGTACCATATAAAACAGGTTGAGATAACAATTGCAAAGGTCTTAATCCAGTTAATTCTTCTTCTAAAAACGATTCTCCATCTTTTTGTGCTAACTTACTTGCTTTTAATTTATTTACTAATGGGAATGATGTATTTTTTAAAAATATATTTTTAGTTTCTATTTTAGAAAAAGGTCTATTATTTACATTTGTAGTAAATGCCGCCGTTTTTCCATCTTTCAATTGTAATGTATTAAACGCACGGATTGGACCCGATATATCAGTACCATCGGTTGCAACATTATTTATTGTATATGATTTCTTTTGAGAATCTGCACTTTTTTCAGCAGTTTCTGATAATCCATTCGGAGTCTCAATTTGTTTACTACTAAATAATTCTAATATTGTTGGCATCTTATTATATTTTATGCTAATGCAAAGTTATTTCTATTACTTTTTTCAGTCACACTTTTTAAATTTGATGAAACTTTTGAGCCATCCAAATATGTATCCTTATTTGCTGAAACTGCTGCTATCATTGCGTCCATTCTCTCAATCAATTTAGAATTGTAATTTGTTCCAATATTAGTTTGAATTTGAGATAATCCAGCACCCTGTCTTTTTGATTCTAACGAGCTTATTAAATTAGGAGCGGCTACTACATCATCGTTTGCAGATAAACTAAGTAAACCACCTTCTTTAGTTGATATTTTTGTTTTGCCATTGGCAGGAGACATAACATCACCAGCATGCACTTCAGAATCAGCTTTACTAAGACTTGAAAACAATCCAACAGTCATAGCACCAGCTAATGCCAATCCAACTCCAAATGGAATTTGTCCTAAACTGGAAAATATAGCAGAAACAGCTGTTTTTATACTATTATAAGCCATACCAGCTAATACAGCAGCTAATGCAATTGCAGGTGCTTTTGCTTGCGCAATACCTTCAGCTAACCATGCAACACCTTCAGCTGCTTTTGTTATTGGCCATAATGCATATTTTAAAACAGGAGCTAATGCCGATATGATTGGCATCAAAGCACCACCTACTGTTTCTGTAATTCCAGCAAATTGATTTTTCATGTCATCCAATTGACCAGTTATTCTTTGGTTTTCTGCAAATTCAGCTGTTTTATTTTTTAATTGTTCATCCGTTAAATTAGTTACATCTAATCCAGCCTCAGCCGCTTCCATAGCTAATTTTTTATCTTTTTCACTTAAATGAGCAAGTCTTTCTTGCATATTAAGTTGTTTAGTTATTTCTTCAACCTCCATACCAGAAGCTGCTGCTAATTGCTTTTGTGTAAAATAATCTTGCTTTCTAAAATCACCACTTCTTTGTATTTGTGCTAATGTTTCTTCTTGAGCTTCTGCTAATTTACCCTCCATAGCCAATGCTCTAGCTCTTGATAAATTAAATTGCCCTCCAACAAAAGTAGATGCCACCAATTCTTCTTCTATACCACTTTCAAAATCTAATAATTTTTCTGATGTCTTTGCAAGTGTTGTTAATGTAGTACCTAATCTATTAGCTTGAATTGCTTGCTGCTTTAATAAATTTATATCACCTTTAAAAAATTTAGATGTAATTGCTGCACTATCAGCTATATCATCTAATACTTCTTTTGGAGCCGCTCCTGCTTGCTGAGCTAAAGCCGCTACTTGCATTTGCATACTTGCCGCAGTTTCAGCACTAACACCACCAACACTTTCAAATACACTTTGTACTTTTGCTGCGTTTTCGGCTGTTGTACCTGTTCTAGCTACAATAGTTGATAATGCTCCTAATGTTTCTGTTGAAAAATGAGCAACATTACTAAAACTATTACCAAGTTGTTCGGATATATCATATACAGTTTTTGCCTCAACACCAATTGACCTGTATTCCATTGCTATTTCATGCACTTGGTGGTCAAGATGTTCGGTTTGTTTTACAGTTAAACCCGTATTTTCTCTATATTTAGATGCAGCTTCATCCAATTCAACAAAAGCATGTACAGCTGCTGCTAATCCAGCAACCATCAATAGTAAAGGTCCGGCTGCCATACCAGCTGCTGCTAATGTTCTACCAAAACCAATTGCACCTTTTACACTTTCTTGTAATTCTTCAGGAACTGCATGGAACAATTCATGTTGCTTTTCGGCTATTTCATTTATTGCTTCGGTTCTTTCTGCTAATTTTTCATTATAATGAATTGCATGTAATATATTTTCTTCTTGTCTTTTTGTTATTTCCCCTCGTTCTCTTAATAATTTTATTTCTCTTATTTTAAAATCAATTTCTTTCATCCCATGTAATTCACCAAGAGCTCTATCAGCATCTTCGGCTTGTGTCATCATTTCGGATGATAGACTATTCATTATGTCTAATCGTTTATTTGCTCTGTCTAAAGCGGCTCCTTCACTATTTTTAGCAACAGCTCGTTCTCTAGCCATTTCCGCATTTAATGCAATATATGCTTGACCTTTTGTTTTATCTAATTCTAATTGTTTTTTTATGTAAGGTTCTAAATTTTTATAAGATTTAGCAAATGAGTTAAATTCTTTTGTAGAATCTTTTTGAATGGCTTTATGTCTTTCTAATCTTGTTAGTCTTTTAGTTTCTTGCGCTACTATTTGCTCTAAATTAGATGCATGTTGCTTTTCTAATTCAATTATTTTCTTTTCAGTATCTATTAATTTCTTTTTACCGGGTAGATATTTATTTTCTTGAATATCGGCAATACGTTTTTCAGCCTCTTCAATTTTAGCAAGAGATTTCAAACGATTTGCATCGGCAGAATCGATTTGTTTTTGAGTACTTTTTATTTTATCATTTAAATCTTGAGCCATTTTTTAATATTAATAATCAAGACCAGCATCTTTAAACATTTTTCTCAATTGAGGACTTCTTCTTATTGTTTCGGCAGCTGCTCTGTTTATATCACCTAATTCTCTATCAATTTTAGCTAATTTAGGGTCCGATGCAATTATATCATCAATATTTTTAGGTCTATCATCTTTTTTTATACCAAAAAAAGAAAGAAATTTATCAAAATTACCTTCTGATATTTTATACTTTGCCATATTGTTAAATTTATAGTTATACTACTATAAATATGATATAAAAGAAAAAGTTAGGATTTTTGAGTATTATCTCTTAATCCTAACTTTTGATGGTTTAGCTGAACTTGATTGCTTATTAGCTTCATTTTCTTTTTCTTTTGCTTCCACTAACTTATTGTAATAGAATCTTCGTAGGTATGTTGGCATTTTGTACAATTCCATCATACTAAATCCGTTACCATAATTACACATTTCAAATATTTGAGTGTGTAAATTGCTACTATGATTAATTGGAAGGCCAAAAAAAGCTAACACCAAGTGTAACAGGTGCCTCCTCCACCTCCCCATTCTCATGGGTATATTCCACTTTCATATTTACATCAGGAGTGATTGATTTTACATATTCTCTAAATGCTCTACTATCTCTAGCTAACATTCCATTTATATACTTACCAATGTGTGATATATCCGAATTACCATCTACTGCGATAATCATATGTCTTAATCTTGTTGTAATATCATAAGAAACATCTTTATTTACTTTTTGTAATGCTTCAATATCTTTATCAATTAATTTTTCATCACCATGCGTAAGTATTTTAAATGTAATTTTATTTTTACCAATTGGTGTAATAAATTCAAAACTATTTTTATTGTTAAAAATAGATGTATCAACTTCTTTAATTTTAATTGCTGATAAATCTATATTAGCTTCCACAACATCACCAATTACTGATGAATAAAAACTTGATTTATATTCAGGTCCATAACCTAATAATCTTGTTGCTAATAATATTGCGTTCTTATCACCAATTACAATATCATCTGGATTTATTTTGTCCACAATAATAGATTCAAATAGTTTATCCAACACAACACCTTTTCTAATAAGGTTTTGAGAAGAAAGAATATCTTCTTCTTTTGCTGTCATATACTTTATTGTGATTTTTCCAGATGCCAATGGATGGTCTTTTGGATATAATTTACCTTCCGATGGTAAATCTAATACTTCCGTTGGAAAATCGTATTCTCTTTCTGCCATAACTTTTCTAATGTTTAAGTTTGTATATATAAATACATAAAAAGTAAAAAATTAGAAACAAAAAAAAGGGATAACCTTTCGGAAATCCCTCTTCTTATATAATTAGCGAATATTAGTACTCTAAGATAGCGTAATCGTATGTTAAAGTTAATGTAATGTTAGCTGGGTCAGTAGCGTTACTCCAATCCAAATCACCAAAGTTAGCTGATTGAATGAATGCTCCTACCAATTTCCACTCTTCGATTACATCACCAACAGGTCCTAACATTTTGATAGTTACATCTTTCTTATAGAAGTCAGCGTATCCATCTCTACCAGTTACCGATTCATGTGATAAACGAACCCATTCCATTACTGCTTGTGCAGCAGAAGGTACAATTGGGTCATAAAGAGTTACCTCTAAATCTTGCCATTCACCTTTACCTTTCAATTGTCTTTTAACATTGATGTGGTCCATTGTTACCTTTTCAAATGTAATTGATGGTCTATTTGCCGCTTTTACAGTGTATGCTTGGATTCCAGTACCAGTGAATTCCATCACAAAGCGGTTTTTCATTTTCGGTTCGAAATTCTGAAAGAAAATCTTATTGTATTCTAATATTTCTGCCATTTTGTTAGTCTCTATTTAGTAATAATAAATATTGTTTTTTTGTTTTTTCTATATTATGCTGTAAACGATGCTCCGGTTGGTAAGATGTTGAAATCAATTACGATGAATTCAGCAGTCTTTGCCGGTTGTAAGAATATCTGTCCAGCTAATATATTTCTATCAATTACATCAGGAGTGTTGTTAGTTTCATCCATTACCACTCTAAATGCGTATAAACCTTGCTTCTTTTGGATGTTTTCCAAATATGGATTTACCGTTGCTAAGAAACTAGCTCTAGTCGTTGATGTGTTTTGTTCGAACACTAAATAACGAGATGTAGAAGCGATGTATTTCTTAACAGTGATTAACAATCTTCTTACATTGATTCTATCCAAAGCAGATGCTCTATCTTGCAATGTTTTTTGTCCAAATGCTACAATACCTTGTCCAGGGAATGCTGCAATTGGGTTTACTTTGTTCTCATAAAGAGTATCTCTTTCAGAGTGAGTTAATCTATTCAATACACTAACTGCTCCAGTGATACCACCTCTATTCAAACCAGCAGGTGCAAACCATTCAGCTGCCAATCTATCGTTTTGTGCAAATACTGCAGGTAATAATACCGATGGCGGAACACTCATTAATTTGTTTGTGTTACTATCAATAGTCTTAACCCAAGGGTAGTAAGTTGCTACATAGTTTGAATCTACTGAATTAGCTTGTTCAGTTGCATCAGTAATTGTGTCATCCGAAGAGTTGAAATCTGCGATGTAGAAACAATCTTGTCTATCTTCACACATATCAATTGCTCTTGTAGTAATCGATGGGTGTAATCTTCTTATAATACCAGGAGTTACAACCATATTGATATCCCACTCATCAGGATTAGATACAGCGTTGATTGCTTTAGCGTATGCTACTGAACCAGATGCTGCAGATGTTGAACAATTAAATCCTTGTACATTAGCTGCACTGATATCAGCTCCTAAATTAACAGTAGTTGTTGGATTAGTACCATCAAATCCGTTTTGGAATGCTAATACAAATTGTCTCTTAACCATGTCAGATGAAACTGAACCAGTCATTACATAATTTAATTGAGAATCAAATGCAAATGCTACATTGGAACCAGTCTCAGCGTTTACAGGAATTGGTTTTAAATATTGTTTGTTATCTTTTGATATTCCAGTAGTTTCAAAATCAAATCCAGCATAATAAATTGGAGATGATGATGTGTTTCCAGTTGAATTTGTTTGGAAAGTTACTGCTGGGAATTGTCTAGCTTCAGCGTTGCTATTTGCTTTAATTGGATTTGTATATGCTCCATGTCCAAATGGTGCTGCTGATATTGGGAATGAACCCTGAGCTGATACTTCAACTCTTACATATTTTGATTTGTTTGAGTAATCACCATATTCAGTAATTTTACCATCACCATCAATAGTCATATATCTATCACCAATTCTTCTTGCAATATAGTTTGGAGAAGCAGGGTCTAAATTTACATTGTTGTAAGTTTCCAAAACAACCTTTCTCTTATCAGTATCACTATAAGAACGAATTGTTACAGTAAATACAGAGTAATCAGTTGCTCCATCTTCACCAGCTGCTTTTACATTAGAAATACCAACTTTAAATTTAGTATTGTATAATGTACCATCACCTAAAGTTACAAATTTAAATAAATCGTATCTTTCACCACTAATCAATTGCGATTGTACCATTGGTGTTTCGGCAGCTTGTGCATCATATGCATAATCTTGAGTTGGTAATGGAATTGCATCAACTCTATTTAATCCAGACCCGGTGTAAGAAGCACTTACAGTGTTTTCTAAATAAATGTAAGAGTATGCTTTCTTTGAGCCAAATGGAGATTCACCAAATACATCACCTAAATCATTTACAGCTGTTGAAAATATACTACCACTTATAGATGCTGCTGATGAACCAGAAGAGAAGAATCCAGTCAATACAAATGAACCAGAAGTTGCTAATCCGCTACCTGTTATTGATGTGCTAGCTGCTTGAAATCCAACAGTAGTTCCACCCGAATATCCAACTTTAGTAGAATATAAAACTCCTACTATTTTAGAGTTTCCATTAATATCTACACCTTTAATTGCTAATGGAGATGGTTGCTGATATCCACCAACACCAGCTACTCTTACAATAGTTGCTGTTCCAGCTTCTCTAAGGTAGTTTTGTACTGCATATTCAGTATAATATGTTCCATCGGGTGTTCCGAAGATTTCTTCAAATTCCGATTGAGTTCTTACAATCGTTGGAACGAATGCTGGTCCTTGTTTAAAAGGACCTATAAATGCTGCGCCGATTTCACCGATTCCTTGCGTTAAGAAGGATAAATCGTTTTCTCTTGTGAATACACCGGGTGATACAATTCTTTCTGCCATTTTTTTATCTCTAAAATTCTATGTTTGTTATTGTGTAAAAGGTTTTCCAATTTACACATATAAATATAAACAAAATACCCAAAACATAAATTTTATATTAAATATATGCTTTGGGTATTAAAAATAATAATTTGTAGTACTATTAGTAATCTTTAGCCAATGGGTCAGGTGTTACTGAACCACTTGTTGGTGACCAGGGTAAACTAATATCACTAACTTCGGTAAATGATAATTTACTTCTAGTAATTTGTTTATCCATTTGTGTTTGAATGTGGTCCCAATAGTTAGTCATTCGATTTGAACCACTCACTACATTTTTAATCCATCCCAATACTTGCGTTTCGGTTAAATCAGAATATGCTGTAAAACTACCCGTATCTATTGTGTGTAAATCAAACGGAGTTGCTCCATTAAATTCACCAGTATTTCCATCTTCATCAGTACAAATAACTTTCCATCTTGTACCAATTACAGCCTCATCTATATTTTCTGAATTTACTTTTTTAATTCCGGTCACAGACCATTCGTATGTATATCCCATTTTTTATTCGTTTATTATATATTATAAATATAGTTATTTTTAATTTTTATTGATTCCAAGGCAAATCATTAATATGGTTTGTGTTTGGTTGAGAATAATTTCTAGTCAATGCCATATCTATTCCAAATTTCATAGAATCGGTATCAGCTGCTTCATCAATCCAATTTACAACTTGATTTTCACTTACATTACTATATGGTGTAAAACTTCCAGTATGTTTTGACATAAATTTTACAAAAGTTGTTATACTTGGAACTATTTCAACATTTCCGTTTTCATCGGTTGCTTTTAAATCCCAATGAATAGCCCTAATTGTATTAGGAAATTCTTGCTTATTAATTCTAGCAGTATCCGTAGATACTCCCTTTATAATGTATTCGTATGTAATTGCCATATTATTTACTTATAACTTTAATTATTGGTTTTCTAAATTTTGAATTCTTGCTTCCAATTGCTCCAATCTACTTTCTAATGCTGCAACTCTATCTTCTAATGTATCGTGGTATCCTTTTAATTCTTTAATACCCTGAACAGTCAATCCATGTACACCATTATAGTTAAGAGTTTTGAAGTATCTATTGTATTCACCACCAACCCAGTCTTCATCAACCAATACAGGTAATACTGCTTCAACTTCTTGCGCTATTAAACCAGCTCCATGTGTTCTTTCCTCAATATCGTTGTTTCTATATGGAGAATCTTCAGTAAATTCATAAGTGTAACCACTAATTTGTGATATTTTTTCTAATGCGTTATCAATAACCTGTAAGTTGGTTTTTAAGTCTGCATCAGAGAAACCATTCCACTCCCATTGTGCACCTCTTGTTCTCAAGTGACCAGATTCATCCAAATCCATCATTTTGGTGTATCCACAATACCACTCATATTTACGAGCGTTGGAAACAAAACCAGCAGATGTCCAGTCACCATTACCATTCACACTTACCTCAAATGTTGCGTTTGCACCATTATCAGAGTTTGAAATACCAAATCCTTCGTATGCGTTCCATCCATTGGAAACACCCATACGATACATATGTGATAAAGGAACAAAGAATGCATCCAAACCAGCAGTTCTTGATACATCACCAGGGTCCACATACCAACTTGTATTTGCTCTATCGTAGATAATGTTAAGACGAACATCGTTCATCTGCGATACACTATTAGGGTCTAAATAGTATCCAGTATCATCTCTATCGTAGATAAAGTTTGTTCTGATTTCATATAGATACGTTCTATTACCAGAATAGTGGTTAATATAAGTTTCATATCCATTACGGCAATCCAAGTGTAAGTTACCATTTGTAGTAACAACAGATGCCCAACCATCAGGTCTACCATTTGAACCAGCCCACATATATGCTCCCCACGATGGATTAGGTCCGTAGAATGTACCACCTCTAATTCTCATTGCTGAATCAGATGTACTATTTGGGTCCATATAGTATCCCGTATCATCCGAATCGTAGAATCTATTTGCGTAGAATGAACGATTGGTATGTGCATTGTTATCATACATTGCAACTTTGAACCAACCACTATTGCTACTCCAGCTATGTCTCCACCATAATGAATCGGTTACACCACCCATCATCTGCCATCCGTATCCACTATTGTATCCGTTTACATAGTGATATGTTTGAATACCAACCCAGTGAGATGTATCACCAGGGTTGTTTGCACCAGGTCCCCAACTATCAAAGAATCCACTACCCCATGTCATTACGGTATTGAAGTCCGTAGTACCCCAACCCATTTGTCCTGTCCAATAGTTAGTATCTCCAGTTATATAAGGTCTCCAATAGTTGTATTTGTAAGTAATACCAGTCTTAGCTTGTGAATCTGAAGTCCATCCGTTAATATTTGTACTTCTATCAGACGCAGGGTCTACTCTATATCCACTATTATTATTATCATAGAATACATTAGCATATAATTCGTTTACTTCATATATACCATATCCACTATGGTAATTGTGTCCGTAATGTCTAATTGGTCTATTTGAATAGTAGTTTAGATAGATATCAAGACCATTAAGTGCATCTATATGTAAGTTACCAGAAAGATAAATTCTACCATTACCATTGTTTGCATATAAATAATCTACTACATTTATTCTATTAAATACAGATGTACCATTAGGGTCTGAATAATATCCAGTATTTTGTGCGTCATAAACTATGTTAGCTTGGAAGTTTTGTGCCCATGCCGTACTACCATTATCCCATCTTAAATTCCAACCAACCTGTGAAGTAGTAGAACCATATCCCAATCTCCAATCGTTTGCACCATAGTTCCACATCAATCCCCAATAGGTAGATGCGTTGTTCATTGCAAATCCACCATTGTTATTGTATGCGTTTGATTGGAATGAGTTTCCGTTTGCAGCAATTACATAAGTAAGGTTTGATGTTCCATTAGGGTCACAATAGTATCCAGTATTATTATAATCGTAGAATATTGGTGCTCTTGAAGAACCATATCCATATGATATACTACTTGCAATAATATCACCACTAATGTACATACCACCAGCAAAACCTATACGAGAATAAGTTGAACCATTGTTTCTTAATGCAAGGTGATGGTCGTATCCACTTCCATATTCATAACCAATACCATACATATTACCCAACGGCCAGCTTTCACCAATTGTCCAAATTACTTTAGATGATGTACCATTAACATTGTAATCACCCATCAAACCACCAGCATTTCTACTTACAAGATAATCCGAATACCACATTCTACCCGCAAAGTTTCCTTGGTTAAAGTTTGAATAAGAGTTAGGGTCTACATAATATCCTGTATTATTTGAATCGTAAAATATTGGTGCTCTAAATGAACTTACTTCGGTAGTATTATCACTATATGTGTATAATCTATCGTTTCCGTTATATTGTGTTCTAACACCAGGGTTTGTACTACCACCATCAACAGTAGTTGAGTTAAGAATAATAAAACCACCTCTAATTAAGATAGAATCATCCGCATCATTTTCAGTTCGGATAACTAATCTTGATGTTTCACCAGATGAAAGGTTAGTTGCCGTTTCATAGTAGATTTGTGCACCATCCGATGGATAGTTTACACCACTTCTAAAATCAATAGTAGCTCTACCATATGTACTTTCTGCTAATAATACTAAGTTAGCAGTACCAGAACCATATGAACTTCTACCTGTGGATACATTTGCTGCTAATGTTAATCCACCTAAATTTGATGTACCATTGGGGTCTAAATAATATCCAGTATTTGAATATTCATAGAATATAGCGGAACGCATTGAACTATCATGGTACATTAAATCACTACCAACTCTATAATATTCGGTACTAGCTCTCAATGCTCTATATGCATATGTGTGAGATGATGCCATTTGTGCATCAATACCATAATCAAGGTTACCAGTTATTTGAATAGCCCAGTCATTATTATTTGGTTTATTAATCCAAAGAATAGAATCCCCACCAGAAGCTTGATTATCAATACCATCCAAACGAAGTCCACTCATTACAGATGTATTTCTTGGGTCTACATAATATGCAGTATTATTTCTATCACGGAATGTATCTGCATCTAAATTTCCAACAAACATACCCCCACCACCAAAAGTTGCGTAGTTTGTTTCCAAACTTAACTCTAATGGCCAATATCCGTTGTAAGTTGCCCAAGATGTACTATCATTACCACTACCTCTTAATACATAAAATATATTAGAGTTATTATGAATCATTGCAGAACGATGGTCTGTATCTCTCAAATATATTGTTGGCGATGTATTTCTTAAAAATAAATTACCAGTTGTTGATAAATCGGATGTAATACCTCCACTAAATGATACACTACCCTGAAATGTTCTATTACCAGGTACACTTACTTTTATTACTTTCCAACCACTAATGTATGTAGTTCCACCACCGGTATAGTTAAATAATGCCTGCGGTGTCCAATATTTTGTTCCACTTCTAAATTGTCCAGTAGATGTACCAAATCCTGAAATATATCCGGTTACTTTAGTCCAAGAAGTACCAGGGTTGGTATTTGACATTGTCCAATACCCAAACGAACCAGGGTTACCACCTAATGAACTAAATCCTTCATTATAATCAATAGAACCCATATAGTGAGTGTTTGTACCAGATACGTTTCGTATCCAACACTCCATATAGTAAACATCATTTGTATCTACCGTAATATAAGGGAATCCACTTCCATATACACCGCCAACATTTACACTACCAGCTATTGATATTGCATATCCACCAGGGGCAGTTGAATCATTTACCCAACTTACATTACCACTATTAAAGTATGCCTGCAATTGAGTATTATTCCAAGTTGGGTCAAATTCAAATACAGTCTCACCAGTTGTGTAATGTCCAATAGGATATCTACTACTATCAACTCTTGATTGGTCTAATGCTAAACTACTAAATCTACTATAAGAAGCTGGGTCCAAATAGTATGCGGAGTTAGAATAATCATAATAAGCATTGGCGTATATACCATTTGAGAATATTTGCATTACCTCTGAACCATTTGTGAATATTCTAAATGATTCATCCGTATTTCTATATCTTATTCTACCAGCATAATCGCCACCATTTGCTTTACTAAAATCAATCCAACTACCTTCACCAGTTGATGTGGAAAGGTCAATAAATGCATATGCACCAGCATATACACCAATATTTGCAGATACTGCAGATGGTGTATTTGATGCTTGCCCAGCACCAGTAAAGTATCCACCTCCACCTAAATAACCATTAGTTGCTGATATTGTACTTGGTGTACTTACTGAAGTTCCAAATGTAAATGTACCATTGTTATCACCAGAATTGAAAGCTAAATTACCACCAGTTGCTTTTATATTCCAAGAACGAGTTCCAGATTGGTCAAAACCTAATCTATCACCACTTGTCACCAATATACCAGGATCACCAGTACTATTTATGTTTGAAGAATTTCTGAATATACCATTTGTTGTTAGATTACCAGAAGTATCTAACGTCATTTTTGATGTACCGCTACCATTTGTATAAAAATACAAACCATATCCAGTTTCAGCCCATAGACCAGGGTCATAATTTGCATTACCTTCCCACAATCCTCTACGAGTAAATCCACCAACATTTGCACTATTTGCAGCATTTCTCAATCTAAATCCACTACTTGCTTGTGCACTATAATATGATGTTGCAGTTACATCACCAGTAACAGTTAATAAACTACCATCAAAAGTTAAATTAGCTTCTGCATTTATTGTATTTGCACTAACCGCAGTTAATACTCTATTATCAGCTGGATTGGTGAATGAAGTGATACCTGCGTTTACACCAGAAGAACCTGATGAACCAGACGAACCACTACTTCCAGATGAACCACTTGTACCAGAAGTACCAGATGTTCCACTAGCGCCAGGTGAACCTGGTGCACCAGCAGCTCCACTACTTCCACTACTTCCACTACTTCCAGAAGAACCACTTGAACCCGATGTTCCAGAAGTTCCTCTTGTACCAGAAGTACCCGATGTTCCACTTGTTCCTGATGTGCCTGATGTGCCTGATGTGCCTGATGTTCCTGATGTGCCACTTGTACCAGAAGTACCCGATGTACCAGAAGTACCCGATGTACCGCTTGTACCACCAGTACCAGCAGTTCCCATTGTTCCACTACTTCCAGAAGTTCCACTACTTCCAGAAGTTCCAGAAGTACCAGAAGTACCGCTTGTACCAGACGTTCCACTACTTCCAGATGAACCAGACGTACCAGATGTACCAGCTGAACCAGATGTTCCAGCTGCGGCTAACCAAGTTGTACCATTATATCGATATATGTTGGTATCTGAAGTATTGTAATATATTTGTCCAGCTTTTGTACCAACAGGGTTAGATGAGAATGCTGGAATTGTTATTGAATCTTTAATTTCAACCGAACCAGTAAATTCTTGCTTATCATTTGTTGCATCTCCAAATATATTACTACCACTTGCGTAGATTAAAGATGCGGAAATGTATTGTACAAATATTTGCTGTGCTCTAATTGTACCACCAACAGTTAAATTACCACTAAGGGTTTCATTTCCAGTTACGGTTAAAGTTGTACCATCAAATTTAAGATTTGTTTCAGCAGTTACGTTTGGTGCAGTTCCATTAAGAGTAATTACACCATTATCAGTTGTACCACTTATCGTTAATGCACCAGAAGTTCCAGAAGTACCAGATGTACCAGCTGAGCCAGATGAACCAGTTGCACCAGCCGAACCAGATGTTCCAGACGTACCAGAAGTACCAGAAGTACCGCTTGTACCAGAAGTACCCGATGTACCATTTGTACCAGAAGTACCCGATGTTCCGCTTGTACCTGATGTACCAGATGTACCACCACTACCAGCAGTTCCCATTGTACCACTTGTACCAGAAGTTCCGCTTGTACCAGATGTTCCACTCGTTCCAGAAGTACCAGATGTTCCGCTTGTACCAGATGTTCCGCTTGTACCAGATGTACCACCACTACCTGATGTACCACTTCCACCACCAGCACCAGTTACACCACTTGAACCAGAAGTTCCAGATGTACCACCACTACCCCCACTACCAGATGTACCAGACGAACCGGTTGTACCACCACTACCACTACTTCCAGAAGAACCAGATGAACCCGAAGAACCCGATGAACCACCAGCTCCAGTTATACCACTTGTTCCGCTTGTACCAGAAGTACCACTTGTACCAGATGTACCAGAAGTTCCAGAAGTTCCACTTGAACCAGTTGTTCCGGATGAACCTGTTGTACCAGCCGAACCAGTTGTACCAGCAGAACCCGTTGTACCAGCAGAACCAGTCGAACCACTACTTCCACTTGTTCCACTTGTTCCAGAAGAACCTCCACTACCAGATGTTCCAGATGAACCAGAAGTACCAGAAGTTCCGCTTGTTCCAGAAGTACCAGAAGTACCACTTGAACCAGTTGTACCAGCTGAACCTGTTGTACCTGCTGAACCAGACGAGCCAGAAGAACCCGATGTTCCTCCACTACCACTTGTTCCAGATGTACCAGATGTACCAGAAGTTCCAGATGTACCACCACTACCAGATGTTCCACCACTACCGCTTGTTCCACCACTACCAGAAGTACCATCCGAACCAGTTGTACCAGATGAACCTGTTGTACCGCTTGAACCAGTTGTACCAGATGTACCACTTGTTCCAGAAGTACCAGAAGATGCAGCTGCATACTTTCTACCAATTCTACCTGTGGTTGTGTTTAATACCAATACTTCATCGGTAGTAACATCAGTTGCTATTGTATTTCCAGTTACAAATATTGAACCACTAATACCAACACTTCCAGTAAATTCGTGTTTATCAACTACATTATCACCAAATTTATTACTTCCACTTGCAAAAATAATAGAAGACGATATATAAGTTGCTTTTAATTCAGTTGTATTTATTGTACCAGCTACACTTAAATCTCCTCTAAAAATACCACTACCAGTTACAACTAAAAAGTCTTTTACTGTCAATGATGTTTGTATTTCTAGCCCTTTGTTTGGTGAGATTATTGCCTGTGCTGAACCTGATTTTAATCTATCAATATCACCAATTGAAGATGCTGGAATATTTGTTATACCACTACCATCTCCAACAAAAGTATTTGCAACTACAGAAGATGCAGAAACCGATGATGATACTAATAAAGAACCTGTTATTTTTACATTGTTTTGAATGGATAATGTTCCCCCATTTGGAGAATTTATCTTTGAAGTTTGAACACCAGATGCCGTAATATCAGTTAAGACATTTACCGATTGGGGTGATACATTTATTACAGCCCCACCACTTACATATAGTGATAATAAACTTGCACTTAATTGATTTAAACCATCAGGACTTTTACCGTTGAATACCATTCAATTTATATTTTTATTTTTATGTTAATTCCAATGCTGATATAATTACATCAGCCGATGAAGCTAGTGAAGATGTTACCGAAAGAAAATCATTTGCTTCCATTACCACTTTTTGCTCCCCACCAACTAAAATAGTAGAACCACCTTGTACAATTAGTGCATCTTTTACCAAATATACTGCTTTATTTGCAGAACTATCTCTTAACATTACACTAACTGATATATTTTGTGAAGCTACATTAGCCACATTTACACCAATTACAGTTGTTGTAGTTGCTGATGGTACTTGATATGCTATCACACCATTTGTACCAATTGAACCAGTTATACTATTTTTAAATATGTTTGCCATTTTTTTATCCTAATGCTATTGAATATGCCAAAGCTGTATCCAATACGTTTACACCATCTACTTGTACCTGTCCTCCATTTATTACATTAACATTACCTTGCACAGTTTCCGAACCACTTAATAACATAGAACCTGTTACTTTTTGTATATCGTTTGAAAATGTACCCAAAGTTAAAGTTCTTGTTACAACTAAATTTTCAAAAGTAGCTTGATTTACTTCAATTTCACCCTTAAATGAACCAGTAAAAGACCCAGTGAATGAACCACTTAAATTTGCGTAGGCATTTGCCGATTGAATTATCGAACCCGAAAATATAGGACTTTGTATTTTCATTTAATAGTTTGTAATGTTATAGATATAAATATAAGTTATCTATCTTTTATGGTTTCTCCGGCCAAACTATATTAAAAGGGTCTGATTGGGATGTAATATCTCTCAAATCTTGTCTATATGATTGGTAGGAAGTTTTAATACTTTCAGAAACATCTCCTAATTGTGTCCAATCACACTCTGATAATAACTGATTTCTTAATTCTCTAATTTCACTCCACTTTATTGCTAATCTTAATTCTTTTTCAGAATCAGATGTATTTGTTTGTACCCAATTTTGATAATAAATGCCATCCGTTAAAATTGGAGTTCCTTCCGATATATTTTTTGTATAATCGTTTGGCTTTTGGGTTTGTGTTACTTCAAATACACCAAACTCATTTAATGTTTCAGTAGGTATGTTTAACGGAAATGTATAAGTCTTATTATCTACTCTAAATTGTTGTAAAGAGTATGGGTATGTTATTTCGTTATCTATTATTCTTAAATACATATTATTTGAAAGTTGATGGTATTGATGCGTAATTAGTTAAACCAGTACAATTTCTAAATGCACCGGTTCCAAACGGAGTTGGTGTTCTTAACCAAATTGTAGGAGCAGTTCCACTAATACTATTTGTAGTTGAACTCATATAATACACATTTTGAAATGTTGAAACCGATGTATTATAAGTAAATTGAATTACACCAGATGTTATTGCTGCACATTGTCTAAATGTTTGTGAAAAGTTTACTACATCAGGACATGCATCAAATAAAGTTAGAGGTACAGTTGTTAATGATGTACATCCATAAAATGTAGATGTAAAATCAACTGCCAATGGTACACTATTAAATAATCCAGACGGAACTGAAGTTATTGGTGAAAATGAAAATGCTGAATTAAATAATTGTGAATTTGGGGAATAATTAAACATATCCGATGGAATTGTTGTTAATCCAGTTCTTGACATAAATCCCGTCCAATCAATCAATTCATCCAATCCATCATATCCACCAACTGCCGATAAAGATGCAGATGATGGTATTGATGTTAAAAGATTACAACCTTGAAAATTTAATCTTCTCAATCCGTTTATACCAAATTGTATTATAGCAGTATATAATCCACGATTAGTTGAACTATTATTTACAGTAAATGCAGGCATAAACCCACTTATACTAATCTGATAAGTATTTGCAGTTACATATGTATGTGTTAATGCTATATCGGATGATGATGTTATTACATCACTACTACCATCTCCCCAATCTACAACAATATTAGGTGTTAATCCCTCATAATCATAAATAGGCAATCTAAATGCTTTATTAGCCGTTGTAGTTGTTATTTCAAATTTAAACGGATATAATGTACTACCTTCTCCCTGTGTTGTTAATCTTCTAAATATTCCCATAACTTTAATTCATATTTAATCCGGTCACAAATCCATAATAAGATGTGCCACCATCAAATGTGTAAAATACTAATATATCTTCACCAGATGAAGTTAAGATTGGTGGTGTACCACCTACCCAATTCACACCACTCCAAGCCAATGAATATGCTCCTGCGTTTACTGCTAATAATGTAAATCCAAATGCTTTTCCAGCAGGTGCATTTGAGAATGATATTGAACCATTTCCAGTGAAAGTTCTCTTAAAGTTGTTTGCAGTTGATAAATCAATTGATGCACCACTACCACTACCCAAATCAGAATATGTTTCTCTGAAAGTTGTTGATGTTGTAAATCCAGTTGTAGATAAACTAGTAGATAGATTTACACCATTTGTTGCAATTATATTTAATGATGTTGGTGAAGTCAAATTAGGAGTTCCACCAGTATAAATGTTAAATGCTGATGCGGATACAGGTCCAGTTGCCTGAATTACTCCAGTTACTGTCAATGTACTACCATCAAAAGTTAAATTACTTTCAACCGCTGCGTTTGGTGCTGCTCCATTTAGGGTAATTAAACCATTATCAGTTGTTCCAGTCAATGTTAATAAACCAGACGAACCAGAAGTACCAGCTCCAGAAGTTCCAGAAGTTCCAGATGTTCCAGAAGTACCCGAAGAACCAAAATTTGTACCATCCAAACCAGAAGTTCCAGACGTTCCAGACGTTCCATCCGTACCAATAGCACCAGATGTACCCGATGTTCCTGAAGTTCCAGCTTCTCCAGATGTTCCCGAAGAACCAAAATATGTACCATCTAAACCAGATGTACCAGAAGAACCAGAAGTTCCATCCGTACCAGTTGAACCAGATGTTCCAGAAGTTCCTGATGTACCCGATGTACCACTACTACCAAATAAAGTTCCATCTAAACCAGATGTTCCCGATGTTCCAGATGAACCAGACGTTCCAGCAAATCCAGATGTACCAGATGTTCCACTTTCTCCACTTGTACCAGATGTACCACTACTACCAAAGAACGTACCATCTAAACCAGATGTTCCGCTTATTCCGCTTGTTCCAGAAGTACCAGATGTTCCAGCTCCAGAAGTTCCCGATGTACCATCGAAACCAGAAGTACCCGATGAACCAAAGAATGTACCATCTACTCCACTTGTTCCAGAAGTTCCACTTGTTCCCGATGTACCAGCACCAGAAGTTCCCGATGTACCATCAAAACCAGATGTACCACTACTACCAAAATATGTCCCATCTAAACCAGATGTACCGCTTGTACCAGAAGTACCCGATGTACCAGAAGTTCCAGATGTACCATCGCTTCCAGAAGTACCGCTTGTTCCAGACGAACCAAAATATGTTCCATCTAAACCAGATGTACCAGATGTTCCGTTTGTTCCAGTTGAACCAGAACTACCCGATGAACCAGATGTTCCAGATGTACCAGAAGTTCCACTACTACCAAAATATGTTCCGTCTAAACCAGATGTTCCGCTTGTACCAGATGAACCCGATGTTCCATCTAATCCAGATGTTCCAGATGTACCATCACTTCCGCTTGTACCAGAAGTTCCACTACTTCCGAAGTATGTACCATCTTTTCCGGATGTTCCACTTTCTCCACTTGTGCCAGACGTACCATCAATACCACTTGTACCAGAAGTACCGCTTGTTCCAGAAGTACCCGATGTACCACTACTTCCAAAGAAAGTTCCGTCTATACCACTTGTTCCAGATGTTCCATCTGCACCAGCTACTCCACTACTTCCACTAACACCACTACTACCACTTGCACCAGAAGTTCCATCTATACCAGATGTTCCACTTGTCCCAGATGTACCAGATGAACCAAAGTAAGTACCATCTAAACCACTTGTGCCAGATGTACCAGATGTTCCCGAAGTTCCATCAGTTCCACTTGTTCCGGAAGTTCCAGATGTGCCACTTGTCCCAGATGTACCATCAGTACCAACTCCGCTTGTACCAGAACTACCCGATGTTCCGCTTGTTCCAGAAGTACCAGAAGTACCATCGCTTCCAGAAGTACCGCTTGTTCCAGATGTACCAGATGAACCTTCAGCTGATGTACCAGATGAACCAGCTGTTCCAGATGTACCATCCGAACCATTTGTACCATCTAAACCAGATGTACCACTTGTTCCATCACTTCCAGATGTTCCGCTTGTTCCAGAAGTACCGCTTGTGCCCGAAGTTCCAGAAGTTCCATCAGTACCAGATGTTCCAGAAGTTCCGTCCGTACCAGATGTTCCGCTTGTACCATCAATTCCAGATGTTCCGCTTGTACCAGAAGTACCTTCAGAACCATCAGTTCCAGAAGTACCGCTTGTGCCCGAAGTTCCATCAGTTCCAGAAGTACCGCTTGTTCCGCTTGTACCAGAAGTTCCAGAAGTACCTGTTGTACCACTTGTACCGCTTGTACCCGATGTACCAGACGTTCCATCAGTTCCAGATGTACCGCTTGTTCCAGAAGTACCAGATGTACCATCCGAACCTGTTGTACCACTACTACCACTTGTACCGCTTGTACCAGAAGTTCCATCAGTTCCAGAAGTACCACTTGTACCAGATGTACCAGATGTACCGCTTGTTCCAGAAGTTCCACTACTACCACTTGAACCAGAAGTACCATTAGTTCCAGATGTACCGCTTGTACCAGATGTTCCAGAAGTACCAGATGAACCTGTTGTACCGCTTGAACCGGTTGTACCAGAAGTACCAGATGTTCCAGAAGTACCAGATGAACCGGAAGTACCAGCTAAACCAGCCGTACCAGATGAACCAGATGAACCAGATGTACCAGAAGTACCAGAAGTACCAGAAGTACCATCCAAACCGCTTGTACCAGATGTTCCATCTGCTCCAGATGTACCAGCAGAACCCCCACTACCAGCTGAACCAGATGTTCCGCTTGTTCCAGAAGTACCAGAAGTTCCAGAACTACCGCTTGTTCCATCTATACCACTTGAACCAGAAGTTCCACTTGAACCAGTTGTACCAGAGGTTCCAGAAGTTCCAGAAGTACCACCGCTACCAGCAGTTCCAGTTGAACCAGCTGAACCAGAAGTTCCAGATGTACCAGATGTTGCGGATGTTCCAGAAGTTCCAGATGTACCACTTGTACCGGCACTACCTCTAGTACCACTACTTCCCGATGTTCCCGATGTCCCACCACTACCGCTTGTTCCAGAAGTACCAGAAGTACCAGAAGTACCAGATGTACCGCTTGAACCAGAAGTTCCAGATGTACCATCCGTACCAGTAGAACCAGATGAACCCGAAGTACCACCACTACCAGATGAACCACTTGAACCAGATGAGCCGCTTGAACCAGATGAACCGCTTGAACCAGATGAACCCGATGAGCCTGAAGTACCAGATGTACCATCAATTCCAGATGTTCCAGATGTACCAGAAGTACCGCTTGTTCCATCTATACCACTTGTTCCAGATGTACCAGATGTTCCCGATGTTCCAGAAGTACCAGAAGTACCATCTGAACCAGTTGTACCAGAAGTACCTGATGTACCAGATGTACCAGACGTACCTGCTGCCTGTTGAACATCTCTTGTTTCTAATTTTTTGGTAGTTGGGTCCCAAGTTACAACTAATTGAGAGTTTGAACCTGTGTAAAATTCAGCTACTAATACACTACCAGTAATATCTAAACTACCAGTTATTACCAAACTACCACTAAATCTCTGATTTCCTTTGTTTAGTAAGAATGAACCAGTATCAATACTTTGTGCATTTAGTGCGTATTGTGCAATTGATGCAAATGATGATGAGTAAACATACATTGATGCAGTTTGCTCATTTTTAATAAATCCTTCCGCAGTTAATGCTCCACCTAATACATAAGATGCAGTTAATGCATATGATGCGGAAACTGCTAATGAAGCAGTGCCAACTAACATTGATGCAGTTTGTGCGTTTTGTACAAAGTTTGCCGTATCTACATTTGATGCGTTTTGCGCAAATAATGCGTAAGAAGCAGTTCTAGCATACGATGCACTTAATACGGTCATCGATGCAGTTTGTGAATTCAGTACAAATTGTCCAGCATTTGCAGATGCAGATACTAATGCTTCTAAAGATGCTGTATTTAATCCCAATACACTACCAGCTATTGTTGCGTAATTAGCAGTTATCGCATGTGATGAAGAAAGTACAGTTCCAATTACTCTATCAGCTTGGATTGTTCCATTTATTAACGAACCACCACTACCAATTACGATATGTCCACTTGTCAATCCACTAAATGTTACTTGAACAGTGTTATTATCAATTGCTAAGATAGATGCTGGGAGAATCATTTCATCTTGCGAACCAGTTCCATACACCTGTACCATTGGGTATCTAATATCCAAATTATGTACAATTGTCACCGAACTTGCGTTACTAAATGGAACAGTCTCCGTTAATGATGTTTCAGGTTGAGGAATATAATATCCTCTATTTGTATCGTATCTTAAAGTATTGTATTCAGCAGATGCTTCAATACCAGCTCCGTTGAATGTATATGTACCATTAAACGAACCACTCCAATGTGGAGAATATGCAAAACTTGCAGTTAATTCAGGTGTTGTTATGAAATCAGAATAAGTTCTACCATATATACTTGCTGATGTATTAACAACAAATCCTTTATCAGGTGAAATCGATGCAGTATATGAACCCGATTTCATTATAAATGTTTCAAATGATAGGTTTGCAATATTAATGTTATTTAAACCACTACCATCTCCAACAAATCTACTACCACTTTGAACAATTATACTACCACTTTGAACAACAATTGAACCAGTTACATGCAATGAACCACTTTCTATTGAAGTATCGGTGTTTATTTCCAATCCTCTATTTGGAGATATGATAGCAGATACCGAACCAGATTGGATTCTATCTAATTTAAGGTCTTGTAAAGCGTTAGCAGGAATATTAAATAATCCACCACCATCTCCAGCAAAATATGATGCCGTTACAGTTACATTTACATTTAATTTTTGTGGGTCAATGATTGCTCTACCAGACCCTGATTGAATTCTATCTAATTGTAGGTTTGTTAATGCTTCAGCAGGAATGTTAAATAATCCTCTACCATCTCCATAATAAAGTGATGCTGAAATTGAACCACTTAATAATGTACTACCACTAACAATTAAACTACCAGAAGCATTTCCAGCCGTAATTGTCATTGGTACATTTGATACTAATCCTAAATTTGGAGAAATAGAAGCAGTTGCACTACCACTAGCAATACGAGGTGTATCACCAGAACGCTCTGCAATTACACCTGTCAATTGAGAACCATCTCCAAAATATGTAAATGCTCTTACCGAACCACTTACCACAACACTTCCACTAAATGTTGAACCACTTACTACCGATGTTACTAAGAATCCAGTATCAGGTGCTACCGAAGCAGTTACTGAACCACTTTGGATTCTTGGTGCAGCTGCTGCTTGAACATTTTGTAAATTAGAACCATCTCCGTAATATGTAAATGCAGCAACACTACCACTTACAACAGTACTTCCACTTAAAATTATACCATATCCACTTACTTGCGAACCACTATAATCAGGAGATATTACTTTAAATCCATAATCAGGTGAAGTTGATGCTGTTACCGAACCACTACCAATTAAAGTTGCTACTAATGCATCAGGTGTTAATGCTGAACGAGGAATATCAAATAAACCAGCACCACTACCACTAAATACCGATGCGGTTACTACACCAACAACTCTAGTATCACCAACTAATTTTATTTCAGATGGAATGTATATAGCATCTACTACATTAATAGTACCAGCCATTGCTACATCATTTTCGCTGTTGTAATAAAGAGTGTTTGGTGCATCTTCGGGAACAACTAATGTAATTGGAGTTCCAGATGATACTCCATTATTTGTTGCGTAATAATTATATCCGTTTGAGTTACCAACTGCACTTGCGGTGTTAATCCAGAATGGGTGCCCAATTGCATTTATATTAAAAATATAATATCCACCTCTTACTACCGTCAAATTTGGATTTGAACCACTAGCTGCACCACTAAACCAATAAGCAGAACTTCCATCATTTATTACATCAAATGTATTTGGTAATTCATCTAATGGTGTAGGTCTAGCCGATGATGAAACTACAAAACTACCACTAATAGTAGTAAATGTATTTACAACCAATCCTTTATTTGGTGAAATAGATGCAGTTGCCGAACCACTTGCTATTTGATTGGAAACCTGTGCGTCAAGGGTTAAAGCTGAACGAGGTATATCAAATAATCCAGCACCACTACCACTAAACATTGATGCTGATATTGAATATTCAAAAAATGCTGGTGCATTTACTAATAAACCAGTATTAGGTGCTACTGATGCGGTTACACTTCCACTAGCAATACGGAATACCTCACTTGCTAATGCTGATTGTGGGATATCAAACAATCCTTTACCACTACCACTAAACATAGAAGCCGATACTGTATTGGTAAAGAATGCAGGTACATTTACATTAAATCCTTCAACAGGTGAAATAGATGCCGTAGCACTTCCACTAAATATTTTTGTTGAATCAATTGCTAAATTAGCTAATGTTATGTTGGAAAGATATCTACCATCTCCAACAAAATATGAAGAACTTGGTACAGTTATATTATTTTTTACAACCAAACTACCACTTACAACAGTATCACCTATAAATTTAATTGTAGGGTCAATTTGATATTTTTCTTTTATAATAATTTGCCCAGCCATTCCACTATGGAATTGGCAAATATAATATAAATTAGAAGGAGAACCAGTTGGGGGAGTAAATGTTATTGTAGCGTTTGCAGCTCCATTATTTACTACACCTAAATCGTATGTATTTCCAGTTCCAGTTGTAGGTGCTGTTTTTATCCAAAATGGATGACCTGTTGCTGCAATATTAAATGTATATGGTACACCTTGATATAAAACTAAAGTTGGATTTGAACCACTAGCTGCTCCACTAAACCAATATGCAGATGCCCCATCATTTATTACATTAAATGTAGTGTTTAATGAAGATGTTGATAATTCCCAACCAGATGATGATACTATTAAACTACCACTAATTGTTGATATTGAATTTACTACAAATCCATCTATTGGGTCTACCGATGCTGTTACCGAACCAGTTGCGATTCTATATCCTTCTTTTGATAACGCAGATAATGGAATATTAAATAAACCCTCACCACTACCAGTAAATGCCGATGCTGATACATTGTTTGTAAAGAATGCATCAACATTTACGTTAAACCCATAATCAGGTGAGATAGATGCAGTTGCCGAACCACTAAATATCTTTGTTGAATCAATTGCTAAATTGGCAAGAGTAATATTAGAAAGATATCTACCATCTCCAACAAAGTATGAACCACTATTAATAGTTACACTACCACTTATATCAACACTTCCACTTATTTTAGAACCTTTATCAACCGATTCTACAACAAATCCTCTATCAGGCAATGCTGATGCGGTTACTGAACCAGATGCTATTCTAAATACTTCTTGAGATAATGCGGATAATGGTAAATCAAATAAACCTTTACCACTACCAGTAAACATCGATGCTGATACTGAATATTCAAAATTAGCAAATGTATTAACTACAAATCCAGTATCAGGTGCAATTGATGCAGTTGCCGAACCACTTGCTATTTTATTTATTTGGAATGCAAGAGCTGATTGCGGGATATCAAATAAACCAGCACCACTACCAGAAAAAATACCAGAACCAGTTGGTATTACTATATTTCCACTAACAAATAAGCTACCACTAAATGTAGAACCACTTGCTACGGAAGTAACTAATAATCCAGTATTAGGTGCCACCGAAGCAGTTACCGAACCCGATTTAATTTCGTTAGATATTAAAGCATCTAATGTTAATGCCGAACGAGGTATATCTTTTAATCCGGCTCCACTTCCACTAAAGAATGAACCAGTTTCAACTTGTATGTTACCACCACTTACAAATAAACTACCACTAAAAATAGAGCCATATTGAACTGATGTTACAACAAATCCAGCATCAGGACTTACCGAAGCAGTTACACTACCACTTGCTATTAAAGTTGCTGTTAATGCGGGTATATTAAATAGTTGAGAACCATCTCCAATAAAGAAAGATGCAGATACACTACCACTTACAGCTACATTTCCAATAAATGTAGAACCACTTTCTGCCGATTTAACAACAAATCCAGTATTAGGTGCTACTGAAGCAGTTACTGAACCTGATTTGATTTCGGTTGATATTAATGCATCCGATGTTAATGCCGAACGAGGTATATCACTTAAACCAGCACCGCTACCACTAAAATACCCACTACCAGTTGGTATAGTTATATTTCCAACAACAGTAACACTTCCACTAAATGTAGAACCACTTTCAATTGATGTTACCAAAAACCCATTTTCAGGAGTTACAGATGCCGTTACACTAGCACTTGCTATTAAAGTTGATAGTAATGCATCCGGCGTTAAAGCTGAACGAGGTATGTCAAATAATCTAGCTCCACTACCACTATATGATGAACCTGAATTTATTTCAATTCCACCACTTACAAATAACGAACCAGTAAAATGAGAACCACTTTCAGCCGATTGTACTACAAATCCCTTATTAGGACTTACAGAAGCAGTTACACTACCACTTGCAATTCGACTAGCATCACCAGATAAATTTGAAATAGGTATATCAAATAATCCTCTACCACTACCACTAAACATTGAAGCAGATACAGGAAATTCAAACAAAGAAAATGTATTAACTACAAAACCAGTGTTTGGTGCAATTGATGCAGTTGCCGAACCACTTGCTATTCTACTTGCTACCAGCGATTCTACATTAAGTGCAGATAAAGGTATATTAAATAATCCCTCACCACTACCGCTAAAATATCCACTTCCAGAAGGAATAACTATATTTCCACTTACAAATAAAGAACCAGTAAATGTAGAACCACTTGCAGCAGAAGTTACTAAAAATCCAATATTTGGCGAAACAGACGCAGTTACACTACCGCTTGATATTAATGTTGCTAATGGTGCTTTTGGTAAATTAAATAAATTTGAGCCATCTCCATAAAAAGAACCAGTAAACGAACCACTAAATGATGAACCAGATACAATATTTGCTACTAATACATCTCTTATTCCAACACTACCAGTAAATTCTTGCTTATCAGTTGATTGGTCACCAAATATATTAGAACCAGATGAATAAATTATTGATGATGATATATACGATACTATAAGAGATTCCGCATATATTGATTCAGATACATATAAATTACCTTGGATTGTTGTATCCGTATTTACAACTAATCCTAAATTTGGTGAAATTGATGCGGTTGCACTACCACTAGAAATACGAGGTGATGTTACAGATGGTACATTTATTAATTGAGAACCATCTCCAGTAAATGAACCTGTAAATAAACCACCAAATAAACCACCAAATGAACCAGAAAGTACAGCAGTTCCTAAAAATGAACCACTAAATGAACCAGAAAGGTCAGCAATACCTTTAAATGAAGATGTTATTTCACTTAATACAATTTTTTGTGCAAATCCTCTATTACCATCACTATCCGAAACTAAAATAGCCGGATTTGATTCTAAAGATGCCGAAAATGAAGGAACACCAAAGTTTGGTTCAACTTGGGATAAATCTACAAATTCGTATCTGTCTGATGTTACATTTTTAGGTCCTTTTAATCGAACTCTACCACTTAATAGATTGCTTATTGCCATTAGTACTTTCTAGCTTTGATATAAATATTCACAATTACATATAAATATAATTGATTAATATTATCGTTATTCGTTAGCGCTTTCTAATAAAGAAAGAATTACACTTAAATCCGATGAGCCAGAAACTATAAAACCATATGTTTGCTCTAATACTAATTTACCAGACACAACAGGCGAAAGTGAATCCGCAGGTGGTACTAATACATTAGTTACTAATTGAATTGGTGGTTGTGCTACTAATACAGGATTTTCAATTGTATTAATAATTACATCTTTTAATTTACCAATTAAATACCCAGAAGAACTAATTTCTGAAGCAGTTGGTGTGATGGATGTATTAAATGATTGTGTAACTGCATTTTGGTATATTGTACTAACTGATGTTGAACCAGTTATAGATTGATTTTTAATTATTTGTTGTGCTAATGTATTTGCATATTCTATTGTAAGTAGTGATGCACTATATTCAGTTGAATCAATTACACTAACACCATTTTTTGTAAAGAATGATTTTGCAAACTTATTTGTTCTAATTGTTGTGTTATTTTTTATATCATATGCAAATGCATCAATTTCATCCAATGCATAATTTTCAAATAAAGATGATGTAAAAGAAAATGGAGTTTCCGATAAATTATTTTGATATTGAACATATGCAGCTGTTTCCTTTCTAATAAATTGTCTATTAAGAGTTAATAAAGCAGATGCGGATACATAACTACCCGTTGCTTCAATTCCCTCAAAATTTGGTATAGGTAATTCTTTATTAGATGTTACAAAAATAGTTACAGGTTGATTTTGATAACTATTGTTTGTTATTTGACAAGATAATACAATAGATGAAACTCCAGAAGGAGTTACATATATTTCATCTTGCTCACCAGTCAGAGTTGCTACTACTGACTGAAACCTATTAAGAGGTACGAATACTTGTGCCATTTTCTTTTATTTTATCTTTTTTATATTTGTAGTGCTAATGAGAACGGAGTTACTAATGAGAACAATGATTTACTAAATGTTCTACCAACTAAAGTTCCAGTAGCTTGGTTGATACTTAATCCAGTACCAATTCTAAAGTCACCATCCTGATTACCAGATGTGAAGTAAATTCTACCACCACCCAATTGAGTGATTTCGTATGCCGGATTTGCAACACCACTACCACCTTGATTTGGAGGTAATGCTTTAAATGTTACACCTGCTCCGTTATATGAGTAGTCAATACCCGTTGCCACAATTAGTGAACCAAATGATTCTAAAGGTGCTCCCGCCGCAATAAACTCTGCTCTTGTTCTTAAATATCTATTAGTTTCCAAAGTCTCTAATAGTTGGTCTCTAGTCACTGCAATTGCACTTCCGTATTGACCATTATAGTAAGATGATGCTGCCGCAATTGCTCTTTCATTTCCACCATATAATAAATCGGTTGCACACGCATCTACAATTAAACCAGTATCACGCGAACAACTTGCCTCATTATATACTAAATATGGGAATGCTCCATTTGTGTATCCGATTGCTTTATCTTTTAATTCTTGCTTTGAACCTCTTAACCTTGCAACAGCTGCTTTGCGTTTTGTACCAGGGAATACTAATTGAGTTTGAGTTACAATTTTCTCTGAAATACCTTTAGCATAATTAATACCATCCACAGTTTGTTTTTTCTGTCCAATCTGTCCGTTATCAGTATAAGATGGTTGGATTGCTACTGAAGGTATCTTATAATAGTAAGAACCTGCCTCAATACTTCTTTCGTTACCACCATAGATTAAATCAGTTGCTACCGCATCTATAATAAATCCTAAGTCACGCGAACAACTTATTTCGTTGTATTGTAATGTACTCCAAGACGAAGATAAGAACAATAATGTTTCTTTTTGGATAAATGATTTGTTAGCTACCAATAATTTCTTACCATATTCCGCAGATGCTGATGGAATTAAGAATGTTGGGTTAGTTACAATTTTAGTTGATAATCTACCAGCATATCTTACACCAGTTACCGTTGGGTCTAATTGATTTTGCGTTGATGGAACTCCCTTATTAGTTGCATTTGATGGGAATAAATAGTAGTAAGTTCCAGCAGTTATTGCTCTTTCTTGTCCACCATATAATACATCCGTTGCTGCCGCATCTATTAGGTATCCAACATCTCTACTACAAGAAGCTTGGTTGTAATAAACACCACTCCAAGATGAAGAAACATACTCAATTACTTCAGCTGCAATAAACTTCTTATTCTTTCTTAATAAATCAAATGATGCAGATGCTGCAGTTGTTGGTGTTACAAATGTAGTACCACTTACAACCTTTTGTGCAATTCTACTTGCGTATTCAATACCATCTATTGTTTGTCCTAATTGTCCTACACTATCACCATCACCCAATAAAGTTGCTTTTGATGGATATTTGAAATAGAACTCACCACTCATTACACTTCTTTCGTTTCCTCCGTATAATAAATCAGTTGCTACACCATCTACAATGTATCCAATATCTCTTCTACACTTATCTTTGTTGTAATCAAATGTACTCCAACTTGCTGTTAGGTAGTTCATTGTTTCCTCCTGAATAAATGTTCTATTGTTTCTTAATAATGTTACAGATGCTGAAACAATAGTTGTTGGGTTTACAAATGTTTTACTTTGTGCTAATTTAGTTGTCAAACCTTTAGCGTAATCTACCGCAGTTACAGTTGGTTCTAATTCAGCCGATGTTGCGTTAGATGGATATTTGTAATAGAATATACCAGCTAATGCACTTCTCTCATTTCCACCATATAATAAATCGGTAGAAACCGCATCTACAATGTATCCTAAATCTCTAGCACAAGTTGCTTGTGAATAAGTAAACTCATTCCAAGACGAACTAACAAATGCTAAACTTTCACTTTGGATAAATGATTTGTTATTTCTAATCAAATTGTATGATTGAGATACTACTAATGAAGCAGTTTGGAATACTACATTTTGTAATACCTTTTGTGCTAAATTACTTGCGTATCTAATACCATCTAATGTTTGATTAAATTGTGATGATGTTGCAAATGATGCTGATTCAAAATAGAACTTACCATTTACAATTGAAGCGGATGCTACACCAAATAACATATCTTCCGCTGCTCCACTAATAATCAAACCAACATCTCTCTTACATTTATCCTGGTCATATTGGAATCCACTCCAAGACGAACTCATATATGCAATAGTTTCATCTTTAATAAACTCAATGTTCTCCTTCAATAAGTTATATGCGTAATATACATTTGAAGCTGTTGATGGAGTTGAATAATTTGTTGGAGTTGGTATAGATGAACCAGTAGTTTCAACAATATTATAAGTTATTGCAATTGATGCTGAAATTAATGATGCTTCGTAAGCAGTTCCAACTTCAGAACCAGTTACATATTGAGGTGTATTTGTCACCTTAATATTATTGTAAGTATTATTTCTTACCAATGGTTCTGGGATTGTAATACTATTGATTACCGATGTTGATAATCTTCCAGCATATTTAATACCCTCAATTGTTTCAACCGATTGAGAATCAGTAGCTTGTGATGGATATTTATAGTAGAAGTATCCAGCTTTTGAACTTCTTTCGTTACCACCATACAATAAATCAGTTGCTACTGCATCTACAATATATCCCAAATCTCTAGCACACTTAGTTGATGAGTAATCTAAATTTGGATATTTTGCATCAATGAATGCAATACTCTCACTTTGGATAAATCTCTTATTATCCAACAATAAGTTGTAAGCCGTAAGATTTCCAGCAGATGGAGATGTGTATGTTACATTATTTACCACATTTAATGCAGTTCCTTTTGCAAATCTCACACCATCTAATGTTGGGTCTAATTGTGCCGTTGTAGCTTGTGATGGATAATCATAGTAATATCTACCAGCAACAATACTTCTTTGGTTTCCACCATATAAAAGGTCAGTTGCTACCGCATCTACGATATAACCAATATCTCTACTACAACTTGCTTCATTGTATTCAAACTCACTCCAAGAAGAAGATAAGTAAGCAATACTTTCACTTTGTATGAATCCTTTGTTAGCTTTTAATACTACAAATGATGCTGATGTTTGTAATGATGCGGATATGTGAGTTAATTTAATGTTTTGTACTACATTTTCAGCAATTCCACTAGCAAATTTCAAGGCTGTGATTGTTTGGTCTAATTGAGAACCATTAGCTTGTGATGGATACTCTAAATAGAATTTACCATTTACTAATGATGCCGAATTACCACCATATAATAAGTCAAATGCCGAACCACTAATGATTATACTTAAATCTCTTTCACATTTTGTTTGGTTGTAATCAAATCCACTCCAAGATGAACTCATATATGCAATTGTTTCATCAATAATCATTTGTTGATTACCAACTAACAAATTGTAAGCGGAAGTTATTTTAGGATTTCCGTTTGCGTTTGGATATGATGATGGTACATAAGTTTGAGAACCACTTCCGTTAGTAATTACATCAATTACCAATGCAAATGATGATGAAATCAATTTACTTTGTAATCTAGCCGATGCACTACCACTAATAAGTTGTGGAGTTTCAGTTACCTTAATACCACCAGCATTATTTGATACATAAGTTGGTGCTACGGATGTTCCGTTTTCAATTATGTTCAATATTGTAGCAAATGATGCTGAAATTGTAGTATCGTTTGCATCACTACTTCCAGTTGATGATGGTATTGGACTTAATCCACTATTTGTAATTCCACCAAATGTATTTTCAACCAATGTAGGTATAGAACCAGTTCCATTTCCTATAATATCAGTAACAATACCATAAGATGAACTTACACTAGCTGTTTCCGAATTATAAGTACCAGCTCCCAATGTTTGAGATACTGAACTTATGTGTAATAATGTTGGAGTTTCTAACTCAAATCCATAGTTAAAGTTTCCAGCCAATGCATCAGGTAATGAATCAGCTCCACCATAAATGATATCTCTGATTAAATTAAATGATGATGTTATTACACCAACCTCAACTGAACTAGCTGATATTGATGATGAATATTGTGTTACGTTTGTTACTTTAACCAAACTTTCAACATTTGATATAGTTGTTGGTTTAGCAGTTAATCCACCCTCAATAATTTTAGTTACAATACTAAATGATGAAGATACATTAGTTACTTCAGTAGAACTTCCACTATTAGCAGATGTGAATTGAGTTACACCAGATACTTTTATGTTACCATCCGTATTTGATGTAATTACAGGAGAACTTAAAAGTATATTTTGTGCTACTTTCTTAGCTACCGCTTTAGCGTAATTAACACCATCAACAGTTTCTCTAACTTGAACTGCTTTAGTTGCTAATGATGGGAATCTATAATAGTAATCACCTGCAATAGAACCTCTTTCGTTACCGCCGTATAATAAATCGGTAGAAACTGCATCTACAATGTATCCAACATCTCTTCTACATTTTGTTCTATTGTAAACTAAATCAGGATAAACTGCATCTATGTATTGGATTGCTTCGTCCTGAATGAATGATTTGTTCTTTCTTAATAATTCAACCGAAGATGAAACATAGTAAGAAGCAGTTACCAATAATGTGTTACTAATTACTTTCTGTCCTAATCCAGCTGCAAACTTAATACCACTTATTGTTTGGTCTAATTGTGCATCAGGTGAAGCAAATCCTACAACAGTTGCTTTTGATGGATATAAGTAATAGTACTCACCAGCTTTTGAACTTCTTTGGTTTCCACCATATTTCAAGTCAGTTGCTACTGCATCTAAAATATATCCTACATCACGAGAACAACTTGCCTCATTATAGTAGAATCCATCCACACCACTCCAAGAAGAACTTACATATTGAATTACTTCTTTTTGTATTAATGGTTTGTTTCTGAATAATAAATCATATCCAGCTAATTCAGAAGTTGTTGGTGTTGATAATAAAGTATTTCTTACAATTTTTTGTGCAATACCTTTAGCGTAATCAATACCTTCTAATGTTTGATTTAATTGCCCACCAGTATCCCCATCGTTTCCAACAGTTGCTTGTGATGGATATAAGTAATAGTATTCACCAGCTTCTCTAACTCTTTCGTTTCCTCCGTAAAGAATATCAGTTGCTACCGCATCTACAATATATCCAGTATCTCTACTACAACTTGCTTCGTTATAGTAGAACCCACTCCAACTAGCCGATACATATGCGATTGTTTCAGCTTGGATTAATGATTTGTTTTGGAATAGTAAATCGTAAGCAGTTTGTTTTGATAAAGATGCTGATGTGAATGTTACATTTTGTAATACTCTTTCAGTAATTCCTTTAGCGTATTTGATACCACTTAATGTAGGTCCTAATTGAACATTGGTTGCGGTTGATGGGTATCTATAATAGAATTCACCAGCTTCAATTGCTCTTTCGTTTCCTCCATATACTAAATCGGTTGCTACTGCATCTAAAATATATCCAACATCTCTCTTACAAGTTGTTTCGTTGTAATCAAACTCACTCCAACTTGCCGATACATATGCAATTACCTCATCTGCGATAAAATCTTTGTTTTCGTAGATAAGTTGTTTAGCTTGTAATTTATTTTGAGTTACTTTTTGGAATTGCCCACCTCTTAATATTTTCTCCGCAAGATTTTTAGCGTATTGAACACCTGTCACAGTTTCTCTAATTTGAGAACCAGTTGCTTGCGATGGATATAAATAGTAGAATTTACCAGCAGTTATACTTCTTTCGTTACCACCCCACTTGAAATCAGTTGCTACCGCATCTATGATATAACCAACATCTCTCTTACAAGTTGTTTGGTCATATTCTTTTGTACTCCAAGAAGAACTAATATAAGCAATAGTTTCATTTTGAATAAATTGTTTATTACTTACCAATAAATCATATGCTCTAATAGTTTGAGCTGATGGAGAAACAAAAGGTGTATTTGTTATTAATTTTTGTGCTAATCTACTTGCGTAAATTACACCATCCAATGTTTGATTTAATTGTGCTCCTTGCGCTTGAGATGGATATTCATAATAATATTTAGCACTTACAACTGATGCTGAATTTGAGTTGAATACCAAATCCTCCATTGCTCCACTAATAATCAATCCAATATCTCTTCTACATTTACTTTCATCATATGAAGCAGTACTCCAAGAAGATGATAAGTAAGCAATGGTTTCATCCTGAATAAATGTTAAGTTATTTTTTAATATTCCATATGCTACCCACTTATTTGTATTATTGGTTGGTAGAATATAAGATGAAGTTGGTAATGCTAAATTACCTAATGTATTTGTAGTACCATTTGCTATTACATTTGTTACAATTGAAATAGATGCCGATATTAAACCAACTTCCGTTGCAGTTGCAGATGAACCAGAAATATACTGCGGAGTTGCAGTTGTTTTAATGTTCAAATATGTATTATTTGTAATAGTTGGTAATGAACCAGTTCCGTTTTCTAAAATGTTAATAACATAGTTGAAACTTGATGTTACACTTTTAGCTATTGATGAAGATATTGCAAATGATGAAGAGTATTGAACACTATCGGTTAATTTAACCAATCCGTTTACACTCTTAACCAAATTAGGTGTTGAACCAGTTCCAAATTCAACAATATCTAATACAATATCAAAACTATCGTTTGAACCACTTATTAAATTATTAGATATTGAAGCAGTTGTAATAAATTGTGTAGTATTAGTTTGCTTTGTTGCAGATGTTGCGTTTGTTACAATAGTTGGTAGTGAACCAGTTCCGTTTTCAACAACATTTAATACAATATCAAACCCACTATCTACTTTATTTATTTCAGTAATTTGTGGTGTTATGAATGAAGTAGTTTGCGTACCACCAGTTATATTAACACCTTTATTTGTATTTTTTACAATAGTTGGTAATGAACCAGTTCCATTTAATACAATGTTTATTACATTTGCAAATGATGCAGATACAATAGTTTTATCGGATGATGTTGCTGAATTGGAAGATGTATATTGAGTTTCCGAAGTTACTTTAATTCCTTTTTGAGTGTTTTCAACTATTGTAGGAATTGCAGAACTTCCACTTAGGATTACTTTACTTACAATATCAAAACTTCTTTCAATTGCTATATCACCAATTGATGCTAATTTAGCCAATTCTTTAGCGTATCTTAAACTATCAATTGTTTCAAATGCTTGAGAATCCGTAGCTTGGGATGGGTATAAGAAATAGAATCTACCAGCAGTTATACTTCTTTCATTTCCACCATATACCAAATCAGTTAATACATTATCTAAAATAAATCCAACATCTCTTCTGCATTTAGCTGTATTGTATTGTAATGCAGGATATGTATCTGAAATGTAATCGATTGTATTTTGTTGGATATAATCTCTATTTTCAAACACTAATGCTTTTGCATCCAATACCGCTTGAGATGGTTTAGAGAATACATTATTTACAACAACCTTTTGCGATAAAGCATTTGCTCTTTCAATACCAGTAATCGTTGGGTCTAATTGTTGAGTTGCCGATGGTACACCACCAACAGTTGCTGCAGATGGATATAAGTAATAGAATTCACCAGCTTTTGATGTTCTTTCGTTACCACCATAAACCAAATCAGTTCTAACTGCATCTATGATATATCCTACATCTCTCTTACATTTAGTTTCATCATATTGAACACCGCTCCAAGAAGAACTTACATAGGCAACTACCTCTTCAGCTATAAATGTTTTGTTTAGAGATAGTAAATTACTTGCGTTTAATTTATTACTATCAGCAGATGTAAATGTTTGACCAACAACAATCTTTTGTGCCAATTTAGATGCGTAATTTATTGCATCAGTTGTTTGGATTAATTGTGAACCAGTTGCTTGAGATGGGTATTTGTAATAGTAAACACCAGCTACTCTACTTCTTTCATTTCCACCATAATATACATCCGTTGCAACCGCATCTAAAATGTATCCTAAATCTCTTCTACAAGTTGCCTCATTATAGTCAAATGAACCCCAAGAAGAACTCATGTAAGCGATTGTTTCATCCTTAATGAACTCTTTGTTGTTTTTCAATAAAACTGCCGCATTTTGGTTAGCATTTGGTGCCGCAACAAATGTTACATTTTGAATTATTTTTTGTGCTAATTTACTTGCGTAATTGATACCATCTAATGTTTGGTCTAATTGCCCATCGGTAGCTTGTGATGGATATTCATAATAGTATTGTCCATTTACTACCGATGCCGAATTTGCGTTAAATAAGAAATCTTCAGCTGCTCCACTAATAATTAAACCAACATCTCTTCTACACTTAGTTTCATCGTATTGGAATCCACTCCAAGAAGAAGATAAATATGCAATTGTTTCAGCCTGAATAAACTCAATATTATTTTTTAATGTAGTGTAAACTAATGCTGAATTAGTTGCTGATACATAATTTGATTTAGGATATTCAGTATTTCCTGTTTCAATAATTTGAGTTACAATAGAAATAGATTGTGAAATAAAGTTTACATCTTCTAAACTACCGCTTGTTGATGTTTGAGTTTCATTACTTACTTTTCTATGAGCAGTAACATTATCTACCAATGTAGGAACTACACCTAATCCATTTGTAATAATATCAATAATAGTACCCATTGAAGAACTAATTGAAGCACTTTGAGCTCCAGTAGCTGCCGTTGATGATACTAATGATGTTGCTGTTACTTTTATGTTTCCAGCCGCAGATGATGTTATAGGTTGAATTGAACCTGTACCATTACTTATAATTCTAGCTACATAAGCAAATGATGATGAAATTGATGATGTTTGTGCAGTACTTGCAGTAGAACCAGTAGTTTGTAAACTATCAGTTACTTTTATTAATCCATTTATTGATGATGTAAATACAGGTTCTGCTGCAATTCCACCATCTATAATTTTATTTACAATTTCAAAATTTCTATCAATTACATTTACTTCATTTGGTGTTGTATATCCATTTTGTATTTGAGTAATAGAACCAACATGCAATGGATTATTTGTATTCCAAACTTGAGAACTATTTTGAGCTACCAATGATGGAATTGCAGATACACCCCTTTTAATAATTCCTTCTATAATAGAGAATGAACTACTAATTGAATTTTGATTTGCAGTATTACCAGAGAATGTAGATGTTACATTTGTTTCATTTGATACTTTTATTCCTCTTTCGGTATTTGTAATAATTTTTGGAGTATCTAACAACTGATTTGTAACAATATAATCTGCTAATATTTTTGCATATTTAACACCAGCTATTGTTTCTTTCTTTTGTTGTGTAGTTGCTATTGATGGAATATCATAGTAATATCTACCTGAAGTTACACCTCTTTCAATACCTCCATATAATAAATCCGTTGCAACTCCATCTATAATATATCCAACATCTCTTCTACATTTTGTTTGATTGTATTTTAGGGATGGGTAAACTACATTAATGTATTGAATTGTTTCGTTTTGAATCAATTCTTTATTATCCAATAATAAGTTATATGCCGATATTGTTGATGAATTTGCAGATACGAATGTACTATTCATTGCTAAATTCTTAATCAAACCAGCCGCATATCTTACACCAGTTATAGTTTGCTCGGATTGAGTTGAAGTAGCTTGAGATGGATATTTGTAATAAAATTCTCCAGCTTGAATACTTCTTTCATTTCCACCATATTTGATATCAGTTGCTACCGCATCTAAAATGTATCCAACATCTCTTCTGCATTTAGCTTCGTTATAATTAAATCCATCAAATCCACTCCAAGAAGAAGATAAAAATGCAATTGTTTCGTCTTGAACAAATTGTTTATTATCTCTTATGTTATCCCAAACTTCATAATTATCAGTTTGTGGTGAAGTGTATGTTTTACCATTTAATAAGTTTATAGCCATTCCAGCTGCGTATTTAACAGCAGTTGTTGTTGGTGCTAATTGAGTTGTAGTTGCTTCGGATGGAATTGTGTAATAAGTAATACCAGCTCTGATACTCTCTTCGTTACCACCATATAAAAGGTCTTTTGCAACACCATCTATAATGTACCCAACATCTCTTCTACAAGTTGTTTCATCATATACAAAATCAGCCCAAGAAGAATTAACAAATTCAATAACTTCTTCCTGAATGAATGATTTATTGTTTGTAAGAATTTCATATGCTTTAACTGTGTGAATATCGGTTTTAGCGATTGAACTACTAGCTATTGTTAAAGGATATGTTAATGTATTTTGTATTAAATATTCGGGTGTTGTTGATGAATTTACAATATCAAATGTACCCACCATATCTTGCGAATTATCCGCAACATAATATAATTTAGATGGTGCATTATATGGAACTTGGAATGTTATATTTCCAACACTATCTCCATTATTTATTACACCATTCATATAATCATACGCATCCGTAATTCCACTAATTGGTGCAGTTCTTATAAAAAATGGATAATTGTTTGGACCTACTGCCTCCGATGCCGAAACATAGAATTTGTAAGTTTCCCCTCTAAATAATTTTATTGTAGGATTACCCTCAACCCCATCCCATGCATATGATGAACTATTAACATTTGTTATAGTGTATGCTCTTTTATGATTGGTAGGAATTACTTCTATATTGCTCCCAGTACCATTTGCTAATATATTGTAAATTGTACTAAAACTTGCACTAACTTCATTTGTTTTTGCTAATGAAGATGATACACCCAGCATAACTTGCTGAACATTTCCAGCATAAATTGTATTTTCATTATTAGAAACTAATGTTGGAATTGCACTTAATCCATTTTTAATAATATTTTGTATAATTCCAAAAGATGAACTAATTGAACCAGTCAAATTAGCTTTAGGAGTACCTATCGATATTGGTGATGTTTGTGTTGTTTTTATTAAATCAGCATTATTTGATTTAAAATTATACGAACCAGTACCATTGTTTAATATACTGATTGTTGCCGCAATTGATGCACTTATTTGAGTTAAATCGGAATTAGATGCATTAATTGAAGAAGTGATTTGAGTTGCTCCTAAAATATTGTATGGAGATTCTGCACTATATCCTTTATTTGAACTTTTTGCTAATAGAGTTGGGAAATTTGATGTTCCGTTTTCTACAATAGCACTAATCAAATTATAATCAGCCATTATCTCCGCAGTTTCGGATGCAGAGGCAGTGTATGATACATTTGTTAAACCAGCATTTGATTGAGATATAGTTGTATTAACTCTAATACCTTCTGCTGTATTTAAGGTTGTTATAGTTGGTAATCCTTCTTCTAACCCACCTTTATTAAGAACATCAACAATTACACTCCAACTATCTCTTACTCTTTGCTTTGATACCAAATCACCACCACTACCAGATATAAAACGAGAACCAGATGCGTACATACCATACAAACCAAACGAAATGTTTGAGTTGTTTAGGGTAGCGTGTCCACCATTGTTTACTCTAATTGCATAGTATGAGAAGTTATTAAAGAAAGATACCAACTGAATGAATCCTCTACCATTTACCAAACATCCCACACCATTTGGAGAAATCTGCGTATAGGCATCCAATACCATTGATGCCAAAGGTGATTCTGGGTGTACCGCATCTCCGTTTACATACAATCCACCACCACCCGGCTTAATATCCTCATAAAGTTCCGTAAATGAGTTCTCCTGATTTGAAATCTGCGAGCAGTTCTGAATGTACGGAGAAGTTGTTATGAACGCTCCTGGCTGAAATGCAAAACCAAAACCTTTATCAGGATTTATTTGGTCTGGATACAACTCTAATCCACCAACCGTTACCTCCGCAACATAACATCCACTATTTACCCAAAAAAGGTCTTCGTTTTTGTTTTGTGCTAATATCTTTGTAATACGAAGACCAGAACCCCAAATTGTTGAGTTCTTTGGAAGTATTACGGGATTATCTTCTAAATATGTACCAGCTTGAACTCTAATTACATATCCGTTATATTTCGAACCACTATCTAAACCATATCTACCATCATAACCCGGCGTTGCCAATAATGATGCTCTTTTAATAGTTCTTAATGGATATTGTATCGAACGACCATCGTTGTTATCATCACCATCGGTGGATGAAACATAAAGAGTTGGAACATTTGCACCAAAATCTACCGAACGAATACCATCATATAAAGTACTATCAACTGATTTTAATGCATTTGATGCGGTTACAGAAAATATTGTATTAGGTGCCGATGTTTTAAGAGTACCATCAATAGTTAAAGAACCAGTAAGAAATACCGAACCCGTTATTTCACTTTTTGAACCTGTATCAGTTCCTAAAAAGAAACTTTGAGAAACTAATAAAGAGCCACTTATAATGACATTATTACCAACATTTAAGTCTTGCCCAACACTAAATGAGCTACTAATGTTTTGTTGTTCTTCAATTTGTTTACGAGGTATTAATCTTGCCATTATACTATTTCTGCTATTTTTCCTTTAATTTCAAAATCGGTTGCATTTACATCTTTTGGTAATCTAGTTATATCTGCCGTAAATATTATTATTATATCCGTATCAGTTACACTTACACTATATCTATCCTGTGGTTGTTTTACTCCATATAAATACACATCAATATAATCTTTAACATCATCAACCTCTAAAATATCAAAAATAAATCGTTTATTTATCAAATATAAAGTAAAATAAATTTCATCATTTACTTCTATTTGGTTTGGAAAATAGCTATAAATAAAAGTATCTGTATTAACTTGTAATACAAATTGCTTAAATCCCAATCTATCTCTTTGTTTAAGATTTGTTCCTAAATCAATATTTGGTATTTTTCTACTCATACAAATTTTTCTATATCACCATTTATTTTTACCTCATCCTCATCATTAATTGTATATGGGTCTCCAAATCTATCAAATTGAGGAAAATTTTCTCTTTTAAATTTTATGTAAAAATCGTTATCAACCATTTCAAATACATAATCAATATCTCTTATAAATAATCCGTTTATAAAAACATCAAATCGTGCAGATGGTATTCTTAAAGGTTCTAATTTTAAAAATAAAGTTTTTACTCTAACACCATTAATTCTAAAAATCCAATAATATGGGTGCAATAAATCAAATGATTCCAATATAAATTCATTTGGTTCATTTACTTCTTTCATTATACTTTTTAATCCAGTTACTTTCATAGTTCTTGAAATTTACCAGTTATTGCAACTTCATCTTGCTCATCTATTGCAAATGTTAATCCAATAAATGTAAATGTTATTTCATTTAGTGTACCATTATATGTATAAGTGTATAGAGATGGAGATATAAAGTCACCATTTATATAAACTCTAAACCAGTTTACAATATCAAATACACCAACCAATTCGGATGGTAATATTGGTTTTTTAACATTAGTTAATTTTACATTACTTGAATTTACAAAAGTTGCCATTTGAGAACCTCTAACTGCTACAAAATCAATTACCTGTGCATATTCATTGTATAATGTTGGAGATGTAAATCCATTACCACCACCAGTTAAATCAGTTTCAATACCAAATACAACTCTTTTTTTAGAATAATCTTGCTTAACAACAGGCTTTTTACCATGCATTTCTGGTAATAGATATGCATTTACTGATATATTAAATGTTGTACGAATTACTCTTTCAGTTCCTTCTCCAACTTCTTGTTGATTTTCAAACGAATCTATTTTTGCTCTAAATCTAAATCCATCTTGAGTTCCCCAATATCTATCACTAGCATATTGAAATTGTTCTACGATTTGATTCATATGTTCCGTAAATGATGTCCAAATCATTACTTCATATGTTACTGTTACATACGATGGCATTGCAATATGATATTGTTCGTATGTAGGTTTTGTATTATTTTGTAAACTAAATCTATCGTATCTATTTTTTTTAGAATATTTTTTAAAAGTAGAAATTATTAATTGCTCTCTAAAATGCTCCATAGATTCATTTCTTTCTACGGTATTTCTTTTGAACATTACCAATGGTATTTGTATTCTACCCCTCTCATCTCTCAAATATCCATTTTGTCTAGCACCTTCCCATCTTTCAGCGTTACCATATATCAATGGAACTTTTACAGGTTTTTCATTTTCAACTAATTCAGGAATTACAGTAGAACTCATATATTCAGCAATAGTAGAATCTATATCAATAAGTTTTACACCTTTGATAAATTCTTTTTCTATTGCTATTTGTTTAGCTCTATTTGTTTCTCTTATATCCATTATACTACTCTCATTTCAGTTTGAATTGATGTTCTTCTACTCATAAATGTTGAACAAATTATTGAAAAATGCTCTTGGTCACCAGTTCTACCACCTATTAATTGGTCTTCTCTTACATTATCAATTTCAAAGTATGCGTTATTGTGAAAAATAATATCTCCAATTTCAGGATAAAATCCGGTATCTTTTAATGAAAAACGATTGAAACGAAAATCTACAGTTTGTCCCACATCCGAACCAAATCCTTCATATGTAACTAAAGTATCTTCTCTTTGAATCATAGCGTTACACTCAACACCCTGATAATAAGTTTTGGAAAGTGATTCTCCATAAAGATTTGTTTTTGAATTTTCTATGACAAGTTTATATAGTACAACAGCCGTTGTTACAACTGCATCTACTAATTCTCTTGATATTCCCTCAAAAAATCTGATATCTCTATCTAATGTAAATCTAGCCATTTATTAACCTATGTATATTGCTAATGGTACTTTTCTCAACATTTCTTGATGTTGATTTGCTTCATTATTTCTATTTTCAAATTGAACTTTTCTGCTCAACTCTTCCAAATTTTCTCTTAATTGAGTCATTAGAGCTTCTTTTTCCGTTTGGGCTTCTGCTCTTAATGCGGCACCATCCAATGATACTTCGGAACCAGGTATAGGTATTGTGGAGTATTTTTCTCTAATTGCTCCTAACAATTCTTTAACTAATGCAAGAGTATATTTACGAATCCATTGCTTACCAACATCGTTAATATCACAATATGGAATAAAATCATATCCTACATTTGAATAATCAGCAACTACATTATTTTGTACACCTACTGAATTTTCTATAAAATCCTCTCTTACATAGTAATCTATCCAAAGTTCTTTTACAGTTGATGTTGCTGGTCTTGGAAATATTGTAAGTTTATTATTTACAATATTGAATGTATGTGCCGATTTTCTTATTTGGTCATTAAATTCAATTTGTTGAATACGAAGTAAATCTTCAAATATTGGCATCAATACGAATTGTGCAGCTGGAGAGAATGAACCAAATCCAAATTCATCAATTAAGTTCAACGTACCTTGTCCAGAAACTGAATATGGGTCAAAGAAACGAGAGATTGCTGGGGTTACTTCAAAATATACTTTTGCTATATCAATTGCCTTTCCACCTTCTTCAGGTACTGCTATTAATTGATGTAAATCATATTCTTGCTGAGAACCAGTTAACATTATTTTTACTTTCTTATATTCCGTCTTACCACCTGCTCCAACTAATGTACCATACGCATCAGAAATTGAAACTATTTGACCTAAATTAGTACCATTTACTAATTTTTGAGAATAGTTAGTTCCAGCTGCTTTACCCTTTAAGGTTTCTAGATTGTTTCGTATATTAAATTGATTAACTTGTGCCCCATACTCTGATGTTGCCTCTTCAAAACATGCGTAGAAGTTTTCATCTACCAATTCCACATTTTGGATTGGATAACCTAATCTTCTAGCACACCATAAAGCAACCTTTGGAGCATCCGATTGGAATGTATAATCCTCATCATATATTTCAAAAGGTGTTTGACCGGGAAAGAATGATGATGAACCGGGATATATTAATTCTTGTGCCATTTATATGTCTTCGTAATTGATGTTACATATAAATATAAAGAATCAAAAGAATAGTGTTTGAAAAGATTTATCGAATCAAATTTATGAATTTATAGTAAATGTTACATTACTTTCAAAATTTGTTAAAGTAAGTGGTTCGTATCTATATCTTAATGAATTATAGTTTTGTAATACTTCTTCATCCGTTAAAACACGATTGTAAAGTTTTAGTGAACTCATTCTACCTGTATAAGATGCGTAACCAGCCCCAAAGTTAGATATTGGTTCATTATCTGCCAATGTAAGATAATAATCATTTGCTGGATGTTCTTTCATAAAATTAGATGATGTATCTGTTAATTCACCATTTATATACCCACTCATAGTATGTGTACTATTTGAATATGTCATTACAAGCTGATACCACTTACCCATATCCAATGTACCAATTCCTTGATATCCCACTCCACCTACCCATGCCCCAATTCTTAATATACCATTAACCAATTCCATAAGAGATACCTGCCATCCAGCTTTATCAATTTCTCTTAAAATAGTTCCTGTGTTATTTTCTGGCTTAATCCAAACTTCATATGTAAAATCTCCAAAAAATGTTGAACCAAAATTAGGAGAATCTGCGTAAGCACCATTTACAAAATATATTGAACCATCATTATTACCATCAAAATATCCACCATCAATCAATGTATAATTGTATCCATTTCCAGATATATCTGCCCAATTAGTTCCGTATGTGGGATAACTATTAGTT